ATGGGCAAAAACAAAGAAGATTTACCCATATTGTTTCGAACATTTCTATCGATTAAGACCGCTGAAGGAAAGGCGAAATCAACGCTCAGACAATACAAAGATAACTACGCGTATTTCGAACGGTTTTTAGAATTACGGAGGATACCGAAAGATTTTAGCGAGTTAAATAGAGCGTTGTTTCGGGATTATATTACGTACATGCGGGAGGAAATTATTGCCTTTGACGGACATCGTTATAAAAGCGATAAGCAACGTAAAAGAGGTCTAGCGTCTGGTACGATTAATACTAGATTAAAAACGCTTAGAGTAATGTTTAGATGCTTGTATGAGGAAGAAATAACGCCTAGCAATCCGATAGATGGCGTAAAGAATATCCCCGACCCCGTAGATAACATCGAAGTATTAACGATCGATGAGTTAAGGCGGCTGCTACAAGCACCAGACAAAACAAGCTATGCAGGAATGCGAGATGTTTCGCTGCTTTATCTTTCAATTGATTCTATGGCTCGAATTGGCGAGTTAACACAATTAAAGAGTAGCGATTTCGACTTTGACCATAACACCGTAACTATAAGAGCGGGAGTTGCTAAAAACAGAAAGCCTCGTACTTTACCTTTAAGACCTGCTACGACGAAACTTATTAAACGTCTGGTTCTCGCAAACGAAGAGTTTAATACGGATTACGTATTTTTAACTAATTACGGAGAGCCAATAGATAGAGATTTATTTAGAAAAAGGCTTTACGAATACGGAGAGAAAGCGAAGATTAAAAAGAAAATACATCCCCATTTATTACGGCATTCCGCAGCTACTTCATTTTTAGAGGACGGAGGATCAATAAGACATCTGCAAATGCTACTCGGACATTCTGACTTAAGGATGGTCTTGCGTTACACGCATTTATCAAATAAAGCGGTCGAGGGGCAGCATACGCTGCATTCTCCGATAAATAAAATCGCTGACAAAAGAAACCGTCCAAGGAAAACAAAATTATAAATTAAATAGATGATGAAGACATGATTCCCTTGCGAATTTTATTTTGCAGGGGTTTTTATTTCTATGTAGAATTATCTCCCTTAAATTGATACTATTGTATTAGAAATATTACATAATGAAAGGGAGTTACGTGTGTCAAAAATAAAGGGAATAGTAGCAGTTACAGCTATTTTAGGGGTGTTTTTAGTAGGTTGTGGAAGTAAAGAAGAAAACTCAAGTAGTAGTGTAGATGTGAAAAACGAAGATATTAAACAAGAGGAACCAGAAAAAGGCACTAATAAAGTGAGTGACAGTGTTGTTGAGTCTGAGTATAATAAAATAGAAATAAAAGAAGTAGAGCAGATTGAAAATGAACTGGACGGTTCTCCTTTACTGGCGGTAGAAGTTAAATATACAAATAAAGAGGACAAACCATCTGAACCTTGGAATTTTTCTACCTTAACTATGGACGTTATCCAAGAAACAGATTCTACTTATGAAAAACTAGAAGGAGAGTTAAGTGGAATACCAAATGACTACAAGCCCGATAAGGTTGAAATGGCTAGAACAGACGTTAAAAGCGGAGCAACCGTAGATGTTGTACTTGTGTATGAGATAAAAAACCCTGGGGAACCTGTAAAGTTAATTAATTTCGACGGGCTTGAAGAAGATCTCACTTTCGAAAAAGTAATCCAAACAACCGAATAAACAACGAGACCCTTGTGGCGTAAAAGCTACGAGGGTATTTTTATGCGTAAAACTAAATTCAGAAAATAAAAACTTCGATAAAAGTACGCAACTGTGACGCGGGTTTCCGTTTATATGGATGAGGGCGTAAAAATTAAATGTCCCAAAGTAGGGTGCTTATTGGGGAATATGATAGTGAGGAGGTAAAATAAAAATTTAAAATTAAATGTCCCACTTTCGGTATCTAATGTGGCAATACGTAATAGGGGAGGTTGATACGAAAATGCCCGAAACAACCGAACAAAACTCCGAAAAGTTAATCGCACTCGAATCACGTACAGAACACGACATCACTAACGGAAAGTCCGAGACGCAAATTTTTCTTAAGCTGTACGTATCCGCAGTAAAGCACGGACTACTCGCAGATTTAGGCGACAGCAACTGGCGTACCTTATGCGTGATTGCTTCGTTTATGAACGAGAAAGGCGAATGTTACCCGACACAAGCACAAATCGCAAAGGGTCTCGGAGTAAGCCGACAAGCTGCAGGAAAGCGAATTCGAAAGTTACTTGAATATCGATGGCAGGGACGTCCATTAGTTACGGCGGTGCAGGATAGAGCAAGAGACGGTACGTGGGATAATACGAGGTATACCGTGTTGCCGATAAGCCAAATTCGAATATTTGACGCTGAACCAGAGGAGTTAACATAGCTGTCCATGCAACCTGTAGTCACGTAGTCTATAGCCACCATGGGTGTAGGTTGCACTAACAAGAACTATGTTTTAACAAGAACTAGTATTTTAACAAGAAAAGATACCAGCGCTAAAAAATTAGACGTAATTAAGTACCTTTTCGGAGTAAGTAAAAAGAAAGAAAAACCTACGTCCTTGAAAGAAAAGCACTTTCAAGTCCGGGTCATATAATACATCCGAAAAATAACTACTATAAAGATACTTCGGAAAATGCTAACTGAATAAAGGAGTGAGAAAGTTGAACGAAGTAAGAGAACAACTAAAGCAAGAGTTATCCTCCGACATCAACATAATAACAGCCGAAATAAATGCATATAAGCAAGTAGCAGGCGAAGCGATATTTGAAATAGGGAGGAGATTAAAGCATGTAAGGGATGTTATTTTCGAGGACACTATTCGGAAACAGAAAGGGGACTGGCGTAATTTTCTACGTAGTGTAGATTTCGATATAACTACTGCAAAAAGATTCATCAAGGTTTATGAAGAATTCGGCGAGGATGGTGACACGTGGCACCGACTTACGATGCGTGTTCTGTACGAAATAGCCACACTCCCGCCCGAAGAACGCGACAAACCGCACACCACGTCAAAAGGCGAGCAGAAAACCCCTTCCGAAATGACCGTCCGTGAACTACGACAACTCAAAGCGGACTTAAAGCGGGCGGAGGAACAACGCAGGCAAGCCGAACAACAAGCCGAACTCGAACGCAAGGAACGAGAGCGCCTCGAAGCATTGGCGAATAAACCGCCGGAAGTTCGCGTTGAAACGAAAACGGAATACGTAGAGCCGGATGATTACGAGGACTTGCGAAGGGAGAATGCGGAGTTGAAAAGTAAGTACGGCGTAGGGGTACGTAGGGTTAGCGGTGAAAATAGAGCGGAATTTTTCCGAGAGTTTGCGAATGATCTTAAGTATATTTACGAAAAGTATGGGTCGGTTGTGATAGACGCATATAAACTTAACGAATTCGTAGAACAGGAGAAAGAAGTAGGCGAAAAAATCAACGAGTTTGATGATTTTTGGAATATGTTCAGCAAGTCTGTTTTTAAAAATACTAATATTATAGAAATGGAGAGTGTTTAATATGGGATTATTTAGATCAGCGACCAAAAACGAATTAACAGCGGTCGGGAGTTTTGATTATGAAAAGTTAGCGGAAGTAATCATCAGCAGTAATAAGGAATTAATCAACGTAATTGCTGCATCAATCAGTCAGTCAATTTCGCAAGAATTCAGCAAACTGTTAAACTCTACCAATCTACTAAGCGAAGATACAACGCGGGACACTAAACATAATTATATGGTAAGCAACGTTAATAATCTAAGTGATAAGAAAACTGCTGATGAGATTCTGGCAACGCTTTTCGGAAATATGCCCAAACAACATGCATCAAGACTACGCCCGTTCTATACGTATTTAGAGCAGATAACGTCGGCACCGTTATCAAAGTTCCACGAGGAAAGAGTCGCACATTTACCTAATAGAGGAGACAGCAAATATCCGTACCGCAAAATGGACTCGATACTTATGGTATTAGATCCTACGTTAGTATTCGAAGAAGCGAAAAAATACGAATTTAAAAAATAAGGAAGGGGACGAATAAACATGCCGTTAAATATCCGAATCAACGAAAACTACCGAATTACATCCGACAACTTTAACGTTATTTTACGAAAGCGAAAGCTCGTAGACCCAACGAAAGCACCGAACTGGCAACAACGCAAAGCCAACGGAGCATCCCCGGAAATCACCGTCAAGTGGGAGGACGTCGGATATTATCCGAAAATAGAGCAGGCGATTAACGACGTAGTCAACAAAACGGTACTCGATTCAAACGCCGAAACAATTACGCAGCTGCTTGACGAAATAAGCCAAATTAGACGGCAAATTAACGAGGTTCTAACGCAACATGACGAATAGTATTCAGCGGTGATAGAACGGCTCACAGGCTTTTAAAATTAAACGAGGAGGAGACGAGGTAATGTCGATTAAACAATGCTAACGAAACAACAACTCGAAGAAATAGCGGAAAGAGCGAGCATGGCTACGGAAGGTCCGTGGGGAATCGCAGATACATCGGACGGAGCGTGGATTGTGGACGAGAGCGGCGACATTATCACTGGAACAACCGAACGCTTATCAGACGCAAACTTCATCGCCCACGCCCGAGAAGATGTACTGAATTTACTCGAACACGTTTCGAAACAAAAGACGGAGATTGAGCAATTGAGAAACGAAATGTTAGATACTATCGGTTATGTAATGGGTGTGATGGAGGAGAATCGGCAGGTAGATAAATATCTAGATCGTGTGATCGATATGCTAATGGGGGCGTTATATAATGACGAATAAAATCGACTTACTATACGGAAAGGAGAGCGAGCGAGTATGACGAAACCAACCACGAAAGACTGGCGCAACCTACCGATAGAACGCTGGAACGTAACGACATTTACCGAATATTTACGGGATAAACACAAAGAAATGTTCGGAATTGAGTACGTACCTTACCGAAGCTGGCGCGTAGAACAAGGGTTACTCGGAAACCTAATCGGAACACGAGCGAAGCCACAAACGGAAGATAAAGCGCTAGTAAAGCGATTCATTGACGAAGCATTCTCCGAGTATCGCCCTAATCCGAAATATCCGGGCGTTAGTTTCGGCTGGTGCTGGACGTATAAAAAACCGACATGGCAACGGGTAAAGGCGGAGTATTTAGCGGAACAGAAAGCGGGAGAGCAGGCAGAAGAAGAAACGCAAGGCAACGTAGGCAAGCTCGATATGGACGACGTGCTGGACTGGCTGTAAGGGACGATAAACAAACGAAAAGGGGAGCGGATAGTGTGGGTATTGATTATTTAGTTTGTGAAGTATGTGGCGAAGGATTCCCGGATGTAATGGAATACGGATTCTGCGGTAATTGCGAGGCAACCTTATGCGAAGATTGCTTTGCTGATATGCAAGTAAAATACGGAGAAATAGGCGAAGATCACGAACAAGCTTGTAATGTCGGAGAGTTTGCACCTAATAAGTGTGACGAGTGTACGAAACCGAAAATTGATACGAAAAAGTTTGAAACGTTTATGTATTACCTCGCTAAGGACGAAGTCAAGCCGGAGTTTCTTAAACGCGCAGACTTAACATTAGAAGATTATGAGTCTATTAAGAAGTACCTCGAATTTACTTACGGAATTAATATGTATTTATAAGGGAGCGGGTAGAATGCTAGACTTACAAAAACCGTACTCACAGATGACGACGGATGAGTTGGCGGAGTTGCAAAAGAGTATTGCGAAGTACATTGCGTATAAAGCACGCGAGGAGGCAGGCGGAAAAGAGCCGGAAAGTATATTCGACCAATGGGACGAAACAGGCGGGCAAGTCGACTGTGATACGGACGTAAAACAAGCATTACAGGCGGAAAGAGATCGTATTGTTGCGCAGGCTAAGTCATTTGTCGTCAGTATATTAAATCACCCGACATTTCGAGTAGAGTTCGTTGTTAACAGAGAAAAACGCACAGTAGTCGCGTTGTTAAGACGGTATTTTACGTACAGAGTACACGCAAGAGGTATCGCAAAATGCCATCCGGACGATTGTTTTAACGAACATATCGGCAAGTATATAGCGCTACTTAGGGCGTGCGGAAATACGGTTGCTGACGAGTATTTGTACACGCCACAGCCTACGGAAGTTAGGGTTGATGTCGTTGTAGAATATTACGGTAACATCGGCATAGTAGATGAAAGAAGCGTTAAGGCGTACAACAACGCCGAAGGGGTAAAGATAATCGACGACTCCGACTCGACACCGCCGGAAGGGGACGACGTATAAATGGGCAACAACGAACAAACTACGACATTAAAAGGCGTAACGTTCGGTTCTGACGAGTACATCCGCATAGCTAAATACGTAGAAAAACGCGGGGAGGTATCGGAAGCACTCGAGCGATTAGATGAAGCAGTCGGAGATATTGTTGGGTTGTTGCCGGAAATGACACGTGACGAGCGTATTAGAGCCGGCGAGATTATCGAGCAGTTAATATAAATTTAAGCGGAGGTGGGTTGAATGAGAGAAATTAAATTAAGAGGTTATGCTGTCGAGGAAATGGTTGGCTCTCAATGGCTATACGGCACAGGAATACATGTATCGACCTTCACTGATGAATTTTTCAAAGAAACAGGAATAAAAGAAGAGGTATATTTATGGACTGATTCAGGCTGGATTGAAGTTTATAAAAGATCAGTTGGTCAATACACAGGGCAAAAAGATAAAAATGGCAAGGAGATATATGAGGGGGATGTTTGGGATGGTTATAAATTTTTATTAGTAAGGTATAACCAAGATTACGCAGGATTTGAGCCGTTTGTAAATGACGGTGGTTGCGGGTGTTGTGCGGCTGGTGATGTTGGGCAGACGGCGGAGCATGGAGAGGTAATCGGAAATAAATTCGAACATCCTCACTTACTCGGCTAGAAAGGAGCGATAAAACTTGCGGAATCAATGCTTACTAAACGAAGTAACGACGGAAGCCTGCACGCCTCACTCCGCCTTGCACGTCGCATTTCACGGTACAAGCGGAACAGGCGGACGACTTGGCGCAGCTAACGTACCACCAGATTATCGGCACGTAACGGTGTCAAACTCGCCTGCCCGCGCTGACCAAGCGAAAGTATATACGGTGGTTGATCAGTATATTGTAACGTTCAGCCGACAGTTTGACGAAGAAGCCGAACGTATAAAGTCCGTCTACTTACACAGCGAAGAACCCGGCACGGGGAAAACAACGACAGCAGTCGCAATACTAAACGCTTGGCTTGTCGTACATTACGTCGGCTCTATTCAACGCGGATTACAGCCGAAGCAACGTCCTGCATACTTCCTCGACGCACACGCATTACAGCAAGACTACAACGCATTTAACCGACCACGTGTGCCTGACTCAATCGCTAATCCGGCAGGCGAACGTTACTACAACGCCATTATGCGAGCAAAGGAAGCGCCTTTTGCGGTGATTGACGACCTAGCTACACGAAGCACAAGCGAGGCATTTGTGGCGGACTTACACGGCGTGATTAATGCGAGAGTGACTAGCGGAAAGCCAACGGTATATACGTCAAACGTAGCGGTTGATAAACTGCCAATAGTTTTCGGCGAACGAAGGCTTGCCGACAGAATTGCCGATCAGTGCCTTACGTTACATTTCGGAGGGAAATCGAAAAGGGGGATGCGATAATTGCGAACTAACTTATTAACGTTATCACTCGGCGGGGTATTTGTCGCACTTTACGGGCTGTCAAAGCTAGGTGAGCAGAGGAAGCAACAACCGAAACCCGAACGCGACTGGACGAAAGATTATACGATTACTATTGAGCCCGCACCGAGATTCGACGCACCTATGTATGAGGTTGGCAACGAAGTGTTTATATACAACCCTTACGAAGACGGGTACTACGCACAGTATGATAATGTGTCGCCTACTCTGTACGAGATAATAGACGTTAAGTACGACGACGAGGAAGGCGTTTATAGATACCGATTGGAAAACGGCTCACCAACCGATTGGTACTCGGAGGATTGGCTTAGCCTGCCGATACATACGACGTTTATTCGTAATTTAAACGAGAAAAAGTCGGAATATAATCGCGTTAACCCTACGCCAGAAATGATCGAAGCAGAACGGAAGATTATCGATAAAGCAATGGACGACATGGCGAGGAAGGCTACGGTGGATGCGCTGTTAGATCGGATGAATGCGGGGGACGCGGAGGAAAGACGCGAAGCTATGCGGAAATTATCGGAACTTACTACGAAGGAGGAATCGGAATGACAGATAAAGAACGGTTGGAAAAGATAAAAGTCAAATACAATGCTGGCAATGCTGGGAAATTAGGGGAATTCATAGATTTAAAATTAGTTAATCCGTATGATTTGAAATACCTAATCGAGCGAGTACAGGAGTTGGAGAAAGATATAGATGAATGGGAAATAGTTAATGATTCCTGGGAAGAAATAAACACGAGTTTAGCAAAACAAAACAAACGCTATCGCGAAGCGATTGAATATGCGCATGGAGAATTAAAAAATAGCCCAAGACTTAGTTTAGAAGCTTTAGAAGCGATGGAAATATTAGGCGATGCATTGGAGGGTGAGGAATGAAGGATTACGAAACGAAAGGTATAGGCGGATTTATTGTATGCAAGGAGCACGCTAGGTCACGATGCGCCGAATGCGCTTATATTGAAGAATTGAAGGAAATACAACGTAAGTATTGGTGTGCGTATTACGGAATTAAGGCGGAATTGGATAAAGCCGAAACAATGCTCAAAGAAGCCAAACATCCGTTAGCGAAAACGGAATGGCAGTCATACAAAGACGGCATACAAATGGCGTTAAAACTATTAGACGCGGAGGACGACGAAAATGAGTGACGGATATACCTACGCACTATATAAAGACGGGAGTATTTACGGAACAGCGTCAAGTCCGCAGTATATGACCGAACTATTTTGGGATTACGTCGAATTAATGGATATGTACGGCAAGCAACACGTAAGGTTTGACGTAGTTAAAGTCAGTGGCAAAGGCGAGTTAAAACCGCACTTAGACGAAAAGGAGGAATAGCCGAATGCCTAACTTCGGAGAACAGTTTTTATCGCGAGTACTTGACGATGGAACAACGCAATCCATCCGCAACTACTCGATAGAACAACGCGACTTTGACACGCAAACGGAGCGGGAAGTATTCAACTTTATCTCCGATTATGCAAAAGAAAACGGCGGGAAAGCGCCAGACTACCGGACAGTGGTCGAACAGTTTCCCGACTTTTATTACCGAGAGGGAGTGACGGACAGTTATTCGTGGCTGGCTAAGCAAATTAAGCAACAATCGGCTAAGCGTCAATTTATGGAGTACCTTAACAGTCCGGATACGCAAAAGAGATTTTCGGAAATGGATGGATTTTCTTTCCTAGAGGACTTGCAAAAAAATGTCGAATCTATTACAATTAGAACAGGTGTTCGGGATAAGGCAGGAACAAGCATTAAAAATGACACCGAAAAGATAAAAGAGGAGTATTTCCGCAGGAAACGCGGCGAGTCATTTAAGATATGGCAAAGCAATTATTCGATCATTAACGACATAGGCGGCGGATACGTCTCGTCGAATATATACGTACCATACGGCAAGTCCGGACGAGGCAAGTCAGCGGTTACTCTGTACGAAGCGTTACACCTCGCGGAACAAGGCGCAACCGTGCTTATATGGTCGATGGAAATGGGCTGGTACGAGGTAATGGTGCGATTATTCGTCTATATGTCCGCAAAGCAAGGCGTGACTAAGGCGGAGATAGACGGAGAAGTATTAGAGGCAGGATTTGAGTCGAGAGGAATCCGGCAAGGCTCGCTTTCCGAAGATTTTGAGCGTGAATTCCTCGACTTTATCGACTACATACATACGGACTTACAAGGAGACTTAATCGTCCGTGGCGTAGACGACGAAGACTTTATGCGGAGAGACTTGCGTCAGTTAGAGTCGGAAATCGCAATAAACGATGCGGACGTAGTCGTAATAGATCCGTTTTATTATCTTGACTACGAAAAAAACGTATCACGGAAAACCGGCGGAGACGCCGAGGAAACGTCTAAAGCATTGCGTAGACTAGCAGGACGGACTAAGACGGTTGTGTTTGCGATTACGCAAGCAGAGGAAACAACGGAAGAGAAAGACGAAGATGGTACGCGTGAAATCAAACTACCAGAGAGGGCTCACGTAAAGAAAACGAAGCAGCTTCTGGAGGACGCGGCAATGCTAATTCCGATTGACACTAACTATAAAGAGGGACGTGGATTAGTCGGAATTAACAAAGGACGTGACGGCGGAGAGGGCGAACAGTGCGAAATTACGTACTTGCCGCAGATCGGGGTTATTCGAGAACTTGTCGTTGACGTCAATGCCTTTACGAAACAATTTTAACCAAGGTAAACTCTTCCAAACTTTACCACTAGAAAGGGGTTACATAATGCCGATATTAAAAATAGGCGGCGTTGAAGCTGATGTGGACATCCGCGAGGAACTCGAACAATTTCCGTGGCATCGCCCGCGTTGGGCTTCGGACAAGTTAATCGCTGCCAGCCCGTTTAGGTACGACAATACCCCGTCATTTTTCGTCAATTTAGACGGAGAGTACGCAGGTACGTGGGCGGACAGCGGGGCATATGACGCCGATTACGAGTCGGGAAATTTCGTTAAGTTGCTGGCGTTTCTGCGCGACGAAACCTACGAAGAAACTGCCGAGTATTTACTTAGCACGTACGGCATAAATAGCGTAAATGCAGGCGATGATTTACGGTTACCTAAGCTACAACTACCGAAGCAAAGAAAGCCTGTAGTGCTTGCGGAAACAACGTTAAAACCATATACCTACGAGCATCCATATTTACATAACCGAGGCATAAGCGATAAGGTACAGCGTTTTATGGGCGTTGGGTACTGCCCGCAAGCCAACGCAATTACTATTCCGTGGCGTTACGCAGATGGAAAACTGGCGAACGTTAAGTATCGCAAGGTACAAGGAAAGGCGTTTTGGTATCGAAAAGGTGCGGAGCCAGTACGACATCTCGTGTACGGCATCGATAAAGTATATCGTCATGGCTTGTCGGATGTATACATATGCGAGGCGGAGATTGACGTTATGTCGGTTTATGCGGCGGGGTTTCCCGCGATTGCGATAGGTGGGGCGAGTATTAGCGATAAACAAATCGAGTTAATACGTAAAAGCCCGATTGAGCGTGCGATAATAGCGACAGACAACGACAAGGCGGGCGAAAAGGTTAAACGGCAGTTGATAGACGCGTTAAAAAGTGCGGTGGAATTGCGGGAGTTAATGTGGGGCGATTCGGAGGTTAAAGACGTTAACGAGGCGTTGGTTGCCGGTAACGTGGAGACGATAAGAAAGACGCAACCGGTAGATTACGCCTTTACGTTTAGTTTTCGGTAGGTACGTTAGTTTCTACTATTTTAAGGAAACGTCGACTACACCAGCTGTATAAAACACGGTGTTATTCATCGTAATATATTTTAACTATGTCATCTAATCCTACTTTAAGGTATCTACAAACAGAAACTAAATGCTCTAGTTGAACACTTTTTCCCGCCTTAATGTTACGTCGTGCGTGATCAGTGAGGACTCCTAAATCAAATAGCTTGTTATAAGATAAACCTTTCTTATCTAACAAATTCTCTAATCTAACGTAAGAAAAATTCAATTAATATCACCTCCTACATTTATTATACAATATTCATGTAATAAATCAACACTAAAACTCAGTAAATATATGTTGACTTTCTACACAAATTGTTATAACATTAGAAGCAAGACAATGAAAATAATAAAAATAAAATTATTGTCCCACTTTTAAACATCAAGGTGGCAATATGTACTAGGGGAGGAAAACAAAATGAATAAAATGATTTTAGTTTATAAGCAAGATTGGTTGATTAGTAGAATTTACGAGGTATCAGATAGGATAAGGCATAAAATAACCTACCAGACCGACTTCGAGGAACGGTGTATCGAACTAATCGGAAATTATCTCAGTTTAGATAAGAATAATTACAAAAATAAACGGTACATCGACTTGATGATAAACAAAATAGCTTCTGATTCAGTAAATAATAGATACAAAAAAGAACATTACGAAGTGTTTAGCGAATTTTTGCAGGACGACACAAGCGAGGACGAAGAAATTAATCTCGATCCACCCGACGTTTTGGCGAACGTAGAGGCGGAAATTGAACAAAAAGAAGTGACCGCTGTTTTGGCGAACGGCGATCACAAAAAGGAATTAATTTTAGATTGTTGGACCATCGGTAACACTAACGGAAAAATGATTGCACGTATGTTGGCGCATACGTTTGGTGGCAATCCCGAAAGTCACCGAAAGTCAATAAACAGGTTTAAGTCAAACTGCTCTAAAAAATTGGCGTATTTTTATTCGGAAGCAGTCTAACTTTTTCTAGGTCTTATAGTGTATTTTTATAGACCTTTCTACATTATAAGACCTCTATATACTCAAGTCAATCGAATAAAGGAGTTGTAATAAATTGGCAATATTGTTTTCTAAATTGAAACAAAGACTCCAAAAAATTACAGTCACAGATGTTTTCTTTGTTGTCTGCTTCTTACTCATGATTCGATTTCTTTATTATTCTTTGACTCTTCATTAAGTATTATAAACTAAAGTTTACATTTAATCAACAATAATGCCATAAATTTGCACAAAAATTGACGACTTTAAGACGAAAGGACGACGGAAAATGTTAAGTATAGACGAAAACAAGACGATAACTATCAGCATTAACGAATTAATCGCACGCTCAACGCCCGATTACGACTACAACGGCGCACTTCAAGCGGACGAAGATCTAATGGACTACGTATTCTTGCCGTCCACACTAAAGGCGGTGCGTTGCGGATGAAATCTGACGTACAGGTGACGAAACATGCGCGAGAAAGGGCTGAGCAACGATTTGGCATTCCGCGTAAACAAACCGGAAAGTGGTTGCGCCAGAAGTTCAGCAGAGCAACGCATATATCCGACATAATCGGAGACGACGGAAACGAAGCGAGATTGTTCGTAGTAGACGGAATATTGCTCGTAGTAGACAAAGCTGAGGATCGGATTATCACGGTAATGACGCCTAACTGGACGAAAGAAACATGTGGTAAAATGCGAAACTTCGCCCGCCAAGAAATCACGAAAGAGAAAACGAAAGAACGACGTAGATTAAACGCACTTACCCGCCTGCAAGCGGAAATAGAAATAGAAATCGGCGAGTTGAGGTTGCGATTATTAAAGACGCGTAGCCTGCCCAAGAAATTGGCGATTCAAGGGAGGATTAAGGCGTTGAAAATGCGCTTAGAGGAGTTACCGCAAGAGGAACATATCATTAAGCGGAAACGGGTAGTTGCGGTACAGTCGTTGGCGCGAGTTTGGTAATCTTACTCGCCCGTCCGCCGGAGGTTACGTAGCCCTGTGTTAGGTAAGTATGTCGCTGTCCTACTGCCAAGCGCTGGGACGGTTTCGCAGAGGAGTACGTGACTTGCGACGGGCGGGAAGTAGCCTTTCGGAAATACCTGACGTAAGTAAGCCGCAAGCACCGTTTAGCTAGCGACTGAAAACGTTAGGAGTGCGCACTATTTCCGGGAGTACGTCCGAAAAAATTAAAACGAAAAGGAGCGAATGTTGAATGGCAGACATTTTAACGGGAGCAGACGCATTGGGAGCGTTAAATGGCGAAGGCGGGAACGAAAATAACTCCATAGACTTTACGAAGTTTTCTAGCGGTACAACAATACTCGTAAAGGTGATCGGACAGGAAATAAACGGCACAGTAATCGGCGACTTCGCGATGTATTACAACTACGGAATCTTTAAAAAGGTCAACTCGTTTACTGCAAAGAACCCAAGCAAGAAATCGGCGAAAGGGTATCCAGTCGAAAATTTAACGCCGTGGGATAAAGCATGGAAATATCACGCCGATAAATCAGAGGAATTCAACGACGAACACAGCAAAGAGGCAAACAAATACCGCGCTAAGCCGAAATTTATGTTCGGGTTTATCGACTTAGACTCCGGCAAGCCGATCGTAGTTGACTTAACGAAAAACCAAGCGCAAGCCGTCAATAACGCAATTAAGAAGTACGGAAACAAAGTCGACAAGTTAGCGTTCGAACTTTCGAAAGAAGGCGCAAGTACGAATACGACGGTAAGCCTAACGCCATATCTTGACGATTTAACAGCCGACCAGCAGAAGCACTTCGACAATGCGCCGGAAAAGTTCGACGGTAAGCTGTTCGAAAATATTTTGTACCAAGCGGACGATGACGAAATGGTCGGATTACTAAAGCAGGCGGGTTTTGACGTAAGTTTGATCGGGCTAACCACGGAATCGACAACACAAGCCGACGACGACGAGCCTACGGAAATTGATGATTTGGAACTTCCGTTCTAAGTGGACGGGAGTAACTGACGAAAACTAAACGAGGAGGAATGCGAATAGTGGCTTACATAACCGAAACAGTGGGCGTATACTCCGAACTGATCGCCGAAGCTGCGTTAATGGCAGCCGGCTATGTTGGAGTCGCTCGCCCAACCACACGGGAATATTACGACTTAATAGCGACGGATAGAATCTCCGGAAAGGACGTCAAGTTTCAAGTAAAGACGCTGAAACGACGAGAAGATCGTGGAGATAACCTTGTACTTTACGCTAAGAAAGGCAACGGAGAGCGCTATAAATCCGCAGAAGCTAACGACTATTTTATCGGTGTGCTGGTGGATGATGGCGTAATCCCTAGAGTGTTCCTCGTTGAAAATCGAGGTCTGTCCGAATATTGGATTCGAGAGGAACACGCAAGCGAACGATGGGTTGAATTACCGTTGGCTATCGACAGGGGAACGCTAATGGACGAATTAGTACAGTCAACCGCGCAGGAAATTGACGAAGAACTACGAAAGGTCGGTGTATAAGTGATGGAAAAACGCTATAAGACGGAAATTAGACTAAACGGCGAAGTGTTCGGAGTATTGCCCGAGACTTTTCGGTCATTAACAGAAGCTAACGCAGCCGGACGTGTTTTTATTTACGGAATAGATCCGATATTTAAGCCGGGTTACAACGTAAAGGAGTGCGGTTAGCGTGGCAGATATTACAGGCTATGACGAATGGAAACTGGCGGACGGACTTAACGTAGACAACCGCAAGATTGTCGGAGAGTGCGCGAACTGTCTTGACGAGATTTACGAAGGTAGCGAAGTTTGGCGGGGTATTAGCGGAGAATATGATGTTTGTTCGCTAGGATGTCTCGTACAGTTTACGAGCAAGTATGACGTGGATATTGACGAGTTTGACAAAAACGAAGCTAAAGGGGCGGAATAAGTATGGCGAAACTAGAGGGCGTAGAAGTTGTCGACATGAAAGACGGAGAAGTGACGAAGGTTGAATATGAAGGTGCGGAGTATTCGAGGATTGACGTGCCAAAGGGCGGAGACATCGGACTTCGAGTCAATACTCATATTCCTAGAAGAGCGGAGGTCGGAAGATACTATAAAATTACAAGCAAGGTGATTGAAGAGTATAGGTATGTTTGCTACGTAGATGAAGAAGGAGACGAAATTAGACCAAGTAGTCCAGATAATTTCCATTATTTCCGAAAAGTCGAAACCCCAACGCTAGACTCCCGCGTAACCAAGCTCGAGCAGGACGTGGAAGAAATAAAGGAGAAACAGCAAGCGGAAGAATCCGAAGAAACTAACGAAGAGGATACGGAGTTAAAGCATAAGGGTGGCGATAAAGTACGAATTGTAAAAGAAGGTACTCACGATTTTTCGGAAGGAGAAGTCGTTGAAATTTTCAAAGTTGACGAAGGGCATGACGGATCACAGCCGTATAAAGCACGATATTCAGACGGAGTTGTACCGGATTGCGCGTGGGTTTACGAAAGTGAAATTGAGCCAGCAAAACCGAAAATTGGCGACAAGGTGCGCGTTGTAAATGCGTTTATTACAAATGGGGAATACAAAAACGGCGATGTATTAACGGTAAGATATATTGACAACGACGGAGATATTTACGTAAAAGAGCACGATAGTTTACTTTTTTCATGGGAAGTCGAAGTCATGACGGCAGCGGAAATCAAGGCTTGGGAGAAGTAACAGGGGGAAGAAAAGGCGAAGCAAGCAAAGGATGAAGCACGTGCGAAAAAGTGGGCGTCAATTGGACGTAAAGTTGGCGAATTTAAGGTGGGGGATATTGCGGAGGTTGTACAGAGCCCAAACGCATCTCCGGTAGGTACCTTAGTTGTAGTAACGGGCGCTGGTGAATCTAATGTGAGTGCAATAGGTTGGTCTGTGCCACTTGGCACATCAATCGGCTATGGGTACAAAAAAGAGCATTTAAAACTAGTCACACCAGTAGAACAACGATTCGATCGCGACTAACCGATAGAACAACTAATAAAACGTCACAACCACGAAAGGAGGTTTGTCCGCATTGGCGGAGAAAAATACGAAGATTAAACTTACGTTAAATTTAACGCAGGAAAAAAGCGGCGAGGGGAAAGCGAAAGCTAAGGCGGCAGCCGAACGTAAAAAATCCGCAAACGAAACAATCGAAGAAGCGTGGCAACGTATATTTGCGATGAAAAATTCGGAGAAGGACGCTGAACGCTTGCGAAAAGTTAAGGCGTATATGGACGCAGGCGAATTAGGACGTGAGCCAGTTCCGCAAGGTAAGCGACAAGGCAAGTTTAGCAAGGCGGAGGCTTTGCGGTTGTATAAGACGATTGCGGAGCGAGAGAAAGCGAAGAAATTACAGGAGTTGGTCGATAGTACTCCGGAGAATTACGCGCTAGTTACCGACAATAAATCAATCTTACGGATGAAGTCGGACATAGAGTCGTCGGAACTGGTCGGATTTGACTGTGAGACTTTCGGAGAAGCGTTAGACCCATGGCGTGGAGAAATGGCGGGGTTTTCCGTAAGTACAGATCACGCTCATTACTACGTGCCGTTGAATCACGTCCAACACGAAGTAGATGATAAGGCAATCGTTAAATTTATCAAACCAACGTTAGAATCCGCAAAACTAGTAATGCATAACGCTCCGTTTGACTGTAAGTGGATGTACGTAAAATACGGCGTTAATTTAATCGACAACTTGCACGCAGACACACGTATCATGGCGATGTTACTGGACGAAAACAGATCGCATAGGCTAAAAGATTTAATGACGGATTGGATGAAAGTACCTTCCGATAACTTTGACGAGTTGTTCGGCAAGACACCGTTCAGTGAAATCGACTTAGATATTGCGCTAGTATATGCGGCAGGGGATACGGAAAAGACGTTGGAATTATACCGTTGGATGATCGGACATTTTGACAGACGGGAGGACTTGCGAAAGCTAAAGCGGTTATTATTTGAGATAGAAATGCCAGTAGCTAGGACGTTTATTTGGTCGGACTTACGCGGGATTAGCTTCGATATTGAAAAAGCAAAAGAGTTAGACTATAAGTTTGCGAAAGAAGAAGCGCATTACAAGGCGGAAATTGATCGGATATTTGGCGAAGAAATCAACTTGAATTCTCCGGCACAATTAAAGCGCAAGTTGTTCGAGGATTTGAAGTTACCGGACATAGCAAACGGTTCAACTGGTGTAAAGGTTTTAAAAAAACTCGAAAATAAGCACGAAGTCATTTCACATATTTTAGAGTACCGCGGAGTAGGTAAATTAAGGCAAGCCTTTACGGAGAAATTACCTAACGAAATTAAGTACGATGGGAAAATACATCCGTGGCACAATACGCTAGGTGCTGCGACGGGAAGGTTTACGTGTAAGGATCCGAACACACAGCAAATCCCCGCCAAACGACCGGAAGTACGGAAGCTGTTTGTCGCAGATAAAGGACGTATTTTAGTGTCGATGGACTTTTCGCAAATTGAGTTACGGGTGTTAGCGCACATGGCTGACGAAAAAGTATTAATACACGCTTTTCATGACGGGCGCGACATCCACTCGACAACAGCGGCAATGATTTCCAACGGTAAATATACATACAAGGACATCGAAACTCACAAAGACACCGACGGTCATCAGTGCCAAAAGTTACGTAAGCAGGCGAAAGTAGTTAACTTCGGAATTGTGTACGGAATGAGCGCTAAAGGTTTGTCCGATACGTTAGGTATTTCGAAAAAAGAAGCGCAAGAGATAATCGACAACTACTTTAAAGGTTATCCGGGAATATCAACGTATATGAACAAGCAAAAGCGAATGGCTCGTAAGAAAGGGTTTGTAACGGACATATTCGGAAGGAAACGGAGGTTACACGATTTTTATAAGTCGAAAAACGACTTCGATCACTTTAGAGCAGATAGACAAGGCGGTAACTTTCCAATTCAAGCGTCTGCTGGTTCAATGCTTAAAAAGGCTATCGTCGACTTGTCGGACGTGTTACCGAAGTATGATTCACATATATTGCTACAGGTTCACGATGAATTAGTGTTCGATTGCCCGGTGTCTATAAGCAAAGAAGCACTTTACGACATTAGAGATACAATGACAAATGCCGTTGAATTAATTGTTCCGGTTAAGTCGGACATAGAAATATATCCGCACAGATGGATGGAAAAAGTAGAGGAAAACGAATGGTTCGCGCAAAAAAAGGAGCATAAACGGAGGGGATTAGATGACGAAGAAATATAAATTATTTACGCACACGGATTTAGACGGAATAGGATGCGCTATTGTCGCAAAAGACATTCTCGGAAACGTAGACGTCGAGTATCTCGATTACCATAACGTAGATAAACGTATCACCGACTTTATTACAAACGAAAACCCTAGCGGTTACGAAGCGATTTATATTACGGACATTTCCGTCAACCGAGAAACAGCGGCACTAATCAAAAAATCAAACGCAGATTGGACGTTACTCGATCACCACGCAACGGCAACGTGGCTTAACCAATTCGATTGGGCTAAAGTAGTCACGGAAAATGAATATGGAAAGGAAAGCGGAACTTCGCTGTTATTTAACGAATTAGGTGGCGATAATATACTCGGAGAATTTGTAGAAAAAGTACGTCGTTATGATACGTGGGAATGGCACGATATTTATTCCGATCATAAAGCGAAGGAATTAAACGACTTGCTTTTTATCGTCGGTAGAGATAGATTCGTAGAGCGTTTCAACCGTAATTTAGACTTAGAATTTACCGAGGCTGAACAATTGCTGCTCGACTTAGAGCGTGAAAAGATTAACCGAATAATTGACGAAAAGAATAAGCAAATTAGAACGGGCGTAGTCAAGGTTAGCGGAGTCATGTACGAAATGGGCGTCATCTTTTCTGAGGGATACACGTCTGAACTAGGTAACGTATTAGCTAAGTACAATCCATCGTTAGATTTAATCGCCATCATCAATCCGAGTCGTTCCGTTAGTTTGCGTACAATCAAGGACGATGTAAATGTCGGAGAGATTGCGAAGGAGTTTGGAGGCGGTGGACATCCGAAAGCTGCCGGATTTAGATTGGACGATAGTATAGTAGATTCATTTGTACATGACGTATTCAACAAGGAGCGTGATTAATTGACTAACGAAACTTTAACGAAACAACAATACGCAACTAAAATAGCGCAGGATTTCCACGATTTCATGTCGGAATTCCACTCGCACAACCAGCCGTACGACGATCTTATGGACGCTGATATTCACGAAAGATACGCAAAGGTGTTACGTAAACAATCGAAATGGGGTTATTTCGACTTCAAACGAAACCCCGACGGTATAAAGCGTCCATTTTTCGGACCATCTAGCGCAGGTTATTCCGACAGGGAACTATACGAAAAGGCACGAGGCTCTAAGCGAGACCAACCGAATTTTACCGAAAACCAACGCGATTGGATCGGGCTAGGTTCACAGGTCGGCGATTACATACAACGAGAAATTTTATTAGCGGAAAGGCATTACGAAAAGCTTACCGGTAGAAAGCCGAGATTCAAATTCGAACGACACGAAAACGGAAACCCACGATACGAGCATTTTGACAAGAAAATGCACGAAATAGAACACAACGGACAGCACTTTGCTTATTTCGGACTACCTGACGGCATCCTAACGTACACAACGGACGAAGGCGATAAAATACGAGTAGGACTCGAAGTAAAGTCGGTACAACAAAACTGGTCGAAATTTAAATCGATGGATGCTCCGAAATCTAGCCACGTAGCGCAGACAGTAGCTTACTCGGACATGTACGACTTTGACTACGTTATTATCTTGTACGTACTGACGTACGGGCGCGGTTGGTACGAAGATTTCAGTCGCTTGAAGCCATTCGGCTTGTACGTTTCGGAAACAGAACGCCAGCATTTGCGGGATAGGTGTTCGGAAGCTACTCGACAAGCTAAAGCAGGTACACCGCCGAAAGTCGATTTATCTGAATGGAAATTTAACGACTACAAGACGGTAATCGCTACGAGTCTGTCAGAAAGTGAGCTTGCGGAATTAAAGGAGCAGGCGAAGTTGGCGCAACAATCGAGTTTACCTGCGTGGCAGAAACGGAGCTATGACGAAGCGATTAACGAAATTAAGGAGATTAGGGAGAAAGAACTCGGAAAGGCAGGCGGTAATTGATGGTGAAAAAAGGGAATTATAATATCCCATTTTACGAAGGAAATTTACAAAGCTACCCTTATGTTACCGATGAATGGCGAGACAATTATACCTTCGAAGATACGCTCGAATATAAAACGTACTACCGGGGAAGATCAAGCGTGACTATCGAATTTTCCGATTCAAAAGGTAATACATACGGAATGTTCATCTCTGATTTTGACGACCTTGTGAACCGAAAAGGATTAAACGGAAAGAAAGTACACGGAAAATGGACGTTTGTTAAAAAAGGACAGAACTACGGAATAAGGCTGTGTGAAGATGACGAATAACCTACCCGCCCGAATCCTCGGCTTAGATTTGTCGCTATCCCGTCCGGGCGCAGCGATAATCGACATAGATAAACGGGGCAGAGCGAAAGTAATAGCGGTATCCAACGTAAAAACAGACGCAGATCAGACGTATGCTTTACGAGGACGCATGATCGAGGCATGGCTACGTCTGTTCGTGGCGGAGCATAACACGAAACGCAAGCCCATTGCGTTAGTTGTTCGAGAGAAATATGCAGGCAAGTTCGGTCATGCTTCGATCTTCACCGCACACTCCGCAGCCGACAGAGTACTTTCCGACTTTGGGCTTGCGGGGTTAGAAACGGCAAAGCCAATCGCCCAGCAACGTGTAAAAAAGCTAGTAGTCGGAAAAGGACGAGCGGAAAAGGACGAAGTTGCGGATGCGGTGCGGAAATGGACGGGATATGACGGAGAGTTTGCAAGTTCGGATGAGTCGGATGCGTGTGCTGTAGCGTTGGCATGGGCGATTGAAAACGAACTAATTGAAGGAGACGAATAAATGAACATACTTAAAGGCTTACTATTAACGGTTGGATGCGTAATTGCTGTGTTCGCTGGAATCATTTTCGGCATTTACTTCGCTGTAGCTTTCGGTTATTTCATCGGTATTCTGATCGTTAGCCTTCCGTTCCTAAGCGGTTGGCTTACAGACAGTATTGGTATCAGCCCGGAACAAATTCCGAATATAACCGCGTGGATGGTAGTACTTAGACTACTGATTACAGCAGGTAACAGCTTCAGAAATCTGAAAGAAGGCGAAGGTTAATGCATTTGTCTGCTGATAGTCGTATCGAGACCTTACGTAAAATATACGCTGATCAAAGAAGGGAATTTGACGAGATTAGACGCAAACAGGAGGAATTGTTAGAGCGGAAAGGCGAATTGGATAAGAAAGAACGTGAAGTACTACGCGGAATGATGGATACGGAAATAATGCTGGAAAGGTTCGGAATACTGGCGGGAAAGTACTACGAGGCTAATTTGCGGAAGGGGAGTCGAAATGCGGAAAGAGAACGTGATTAAGCGAATGAAAGAAGTCGAAGAAACTGAGAGCGTAGAAATAACGTGTAACAGATGCGGTAAAACAAAGACAGCAGATAAACTTGACTTCGTTAGGGATGGATTTCACGAATTCTTAGCCACGTTTGGTTACGGCAGTAGTTTCGATTTAGAATATTGGAGTTTCGATCTGTGCGAAAATTGCTTAGTCGACATAGTTAAAACGTTTAAATACGTTCCAAAAGGCTTTCGTATTGACCAGCAATACCCACTTGTAAAAGACGAAAGCAAAGAACATCAAGCGCTGTTTGACGATTGGAAGAACGGCAAGGAGTGGGATGAATTCCGGTATAAATCGGAAGAAGAACTAAACGATTTGCGATGTTTATTTGATGACGGTTATATTGACGAAGTAATAGCGAAAAGAAAGGAAGGGGAAATGCTGATTGACTAAAAACTTAACGGAAACAACTATGACAATAGTCACGAAGGATAACGGGAATAGGAGATTACCGTTTGACAAAAATAGATTGCGAGATTTTATTACGAATACCCTTAACGTAACAGACGAAGCTTATGCCAACAAGGTTATCCGAACTATAGAAAGTAAAGACGAATGTACTGCCGACTTTATAACGGAGCAACTAATTAACGTAGCCTCCGAAAATATAGACGAAGCTAATCCGCAATGGACTTACGTAGCAGCTAAAGCGTATTTATTCCGTTTATATAAACAAGCGAGTAAGAACCGCGCTTACGACGCAAAGGACAAATACGGCGGTTTATATGGCTTACTAAAAACGTTAGGAACGAAAGGTATTTATGCGCCTAATATACTCGAAAAATATAGCCGTGACGAATTGCGCAAGGCTTCGGAAATGATCGAACCTAAACGTGATTTATTGTTCGACTTTCCGGGAATCTATGCGTTAGCTACTCGATACCTAGCGACGGATTACGAGAAGAACGTATATGAGTTACCGCAAGAACGTTTTATGATTATCGCGTTACACCTTATGCAAGATGAGGCGAAAGAAAAACGAATGGGTTACGTTGCGGAAGCGTATTGGGCGTTGAGCAACTTATACATGACGGTAGCAACCCCGACGCTTGCAAACGCAGGAAAATCACACGGTCAGTTATCGAGTTGTTTTATCGATACTGTGGACGATAGCTTGCTCGAAATATACAACAGCAATACAGACGTGGCTAGACTGTCTAAGTCTGGCGGAGGTATTGGCGTATATATGGGCAAGGTTCGTGCGAGAGGTTCATCCATACGCGGTTACAAAGGAAACTCTAGTGGGGTAGTTCCGTGGATAAAGCAGTTAAATAACACAGCTGTTAGCGTAGATCAATTAGGCACACGTAAAGGCGCAATTGCCGTTTACCTTGACGTTTGGCATGCGGACATTATGCCGTTTCTTGACTTGCGATTAAACAACGGAGATGACCGCCAGAGGGCGCATGACATATTTACTGGCGTATGCTTGCCGGACTTGTTTATGGAGCAAGTAGAAAAGCGTGGCGACTGGTATTTGTTCGATCCACACGAAGTACGGCAAGTGATGGGCTATTCGTTGGAGGATTTCTACGACGAAGAAAAAGGCGAAGGTAGTTTCCGGGAAAAATACGAGGAATGCGTTCAGTCGAACGATTTAACCAAAACGAAAGTACCAGCTATCGAAATTATGAAGCGCATTATGAAATCGCAACTAGAGGCTGGCGTTCCGTTCATGTTTTACCGAGACGAAGTTAATCGAATGAATTCTAATAAACATGCCGGAATGATTTACTGTTCGAACCTTTGTTCGGAAATAAGTCAAAACCAATCGCCAACCGTACAAATAAGCGAGACACTAGACGAACAAAACGGCGAAATAATCACACGTAAGAAAGCCGGAGATTTTGTCGTATGCAATCTATCGTCAGTTAACTTAGGGCGCGCAGTACCAGCCGACGTGCTAGAGCGGTTGATTCGAATACAAGTACGAATGCTTGATAACGTTATAGATTTAAATACTATCGACGTCAAGCAGGCGCAGTACACTAACCGCAAATATCGCGCAATCGGCTTAGGCACGTTCGGATGGCATCATCTACTAGCGTTACGAGGCGTGCAGTGGGAATCGGAAGAAGCCGTCCAATATGCCGATAGGCTTTACGAAAAAATCGCTTATCTGACGATCAAAGCAAGCGCTGATTTGGCGAAAGAAAGAGGGGCATACCCACTATTCGAGAATTCCGAATGGTCTACGGGAGAATATTTCAGCAGACGAGGGTATGTAGGCGAAGAATGGTCTGACTTAGCGTCACAGGTAATATCGACTGGCATTCGAAATGGCTACTTACTCGCCGTTGCTCCGAATGCTACAACGTCAGTTATTGCTGGAAGCACAGCGACAACTGACCCGATATTTCAGCCGTTCTTTTACGAAGAAAAGAAAGACTATAAAATGCCTGTAGTAGCGCCAGACATGAATCATGAAACATACAACATATACAGACGATCAGCTTACGTAATTGACCAGCGTTGGAGCGTTAAACAAAACGCAGCGAGACAGAAGCATTTAGACCAAGCTAATTCGTTTAACATTTACGTACCTAATACGATTAAGGCGTCTGTATTACTCTCCTTGCACATGCAAATATGGCAGAGCGGTATTAAAACGACATACTACGTAAGGTCGACGGCAAACGACGTTGAGGAGTGCGAGTGGTGTCAGTCATAAACGAAAGGGGTTAATAACTTGCTAAATAAAGCGAAAATACTAGAGCCTGCCAATCCGAATAAGTCTACGGGCTTGTTCGGAGGCAAGTCATCGGGAATTTTAAACTGGAACGATATTGCATATCCGCATTGGTACAAAATGTATAAACGATTAGTTGGAAATTACTGGCAAGCAGACGAAATAAATATGTTACCGGACATTAAGCAGTTTCCGAAACTAACCGCAAAAGAACAAGACGCTTACTTAAAGATAGTCGGCTTGTTATCTACGTTAGATGGTCCGCAAACTAAAACGGCGTTGCTACTATCGCTATACGCAACTGACCCGTCTGTACAATCGATTATGGCTGTAATCGCACAACAAGAAGCCGTACACAACGAAAGCTATTCGTATGTACTGTCGAGTGTTGTTTCGTTAGCGCAGCAAAATGAATCGTTTGAAACCGGACGTACAGACGGTATTTTGCTTAAGCGTAATGAGCGAATCCAGTCGGTGTACAACGAATTTATCGAAAATCCAACGGTAAGTAACATATTAAAAGCGACTGTGTACACGGGATTACTTGAAGGGTTATTCTTCTACTCGGGATTTGCGTTCTTCTATAACTTAGCGCGAGACAACAAAATGGTCGGCACATCAACGATGATTTCCTATATCAACCGAGATGAGTTGGAGCATAGCCGTTTTATCTCCGAATTATTCCGTGCGACACTCGGAGAAAATCCCGAATTAAATACAGACGAATTTATCACGTGGGTGTACGACCAATTTAAGCACAGTGTCGAGCAAGAGATTACGTGGAGCCATTATGTGCTTGACGGCATTGACGGGATCGACTTAACGGAAATGAGCGCTTACGTAAAGTACCGAGCCAATAAGATGTTACGCATGTTTGGGTTGTCGGAAATATACCCGGAACATATCGAAAATCCTATGAAATGGATTCGTGCTTATGTTGATAATTTTGACGGAACGAAAACGGACTTCTTTGAACAGAAATCTAGACAATATACGAAAACAAGTGATTTGAACGGCTTTGATGATTTATGAGTACGGAAGATTTTTATTTCGACTAAGCGACTTGTAAATATAACTTACAAGTTCGGAATTAACTGTACCACTTTCGCGTATTTACGTGGCAATACGTAATAGGGACGTAATAGGAGGGATTTAATTGGCGATTACCGACAGAGACCTCGAATTGCTTGACGACTTATTTAACGGCAGAGCGGACATTCAGCATCAAACTAGCGAAAGGTTTGCGGAGGATTTAAAAGACATAATACGCGACATGGTTACGGCTTACAAAGAAGCGAAAGAAGACGCCAACTACCTACAGGAAGATAGCGAAATGGCGGAAAAACACATCAAAAAGTTAGAAAGTATGCTCGACAGAAGGAAAGTACGCTATAAGAAATGGGAGGATCGGTATTTATGAGTAGTCAAAGCAACAACCGCAAAGATAAATTCGTAGAGTTTATGGCGTACCTTATGGTAGGCACAGGCGTGGGGATTACCGTCCTCACTGCCTTGGCACTATTCGCAAGGTTTGTGTTGATTCCGTTATTCAGCTAAACAAAAAGGAGTCGAACAAATGATGAAAGAGATAAATAAAATATATAAAGAAGATTGTTTGGTTGGTATGCGGGAGATACCGGATAAAAGTATTGACATGATATTATGTGATCTCCCATATGGTACAACATCTTGCAAATGGGATGAAATTATTCCTTTAGACAAACTATGGGAGCAATATGAGAGAATTATAAAAGACAATGGTGCTATAATCCTTACTTCAAAAGAACCTTTTACAAGTGTACTGAGAAGCAGTAATCTAAAAATATTTAAACAACCCCTTGTTTGGGTGAAGGATAATTTTGATAACCCTATGCAGGCAAAGAGAAGACACTTAAATATTTTCGAAGATATATCTATTTTTTATAAGAAACAATGCACCTATAATCCACAAGGTTTGATTGAAGTGAATACTATAACTAAACAAGGCAGATCAAATACGTTGGTAGACAAGCGAGGAAGTAGAAAAACGGAATATAAACAACAATATACTAATTACCCTAAAAATATTTTAACCTATAAACGCGATGGGAATCACGTACACCCAACACAAAAACCAATCGCATTATTCGAATATCTAATCCGTACATACTCAAATAAAGATGAAACTATACTGGACAACTGCATAGGAAGCGGAACAACTGCGGTAGCTGCAATTAACACTGACCGAAATTTCATCGGCTTTGAAATCGAATCAGAATATGTAGAAATCGCAAACAAACGAATTCAAGAGGCGTTAGAAATTAAAAACGTAAAGGAGACGGTTATATGACGAACAGAGAAACGTTGTTAAAAATTATTAAAAACCTTAAAAACTTATCGTGGTCAACGATGGACGCACCTTATCACGGAGTATCGGCAGAACAAGAATCGGCTATTCATTTTTCGATTAACAAAGCGCTAGAAGGGACGGGCATAACAGAGCAAGACGTTATAAACGGGGATTACTTAGAATTGATTAACAAGGAGGATTCCTGTATATGACAATCGATGAATTAACCGTTTTAATCCGAAAATGGTCGCTCGAACGTAGTTTATATACGGCAGACCCAACCAAACAGGCGCTTAAACTCGGGGAAGAGTTCGGCGAGTTGTTCGAAGGCTTAGCTAAAGGTGACGAAGAATTGACGAAGGATGCACTCGGAGATATGTACGTAGTTATGACGATCTTAGCGCAACAACTTGGTTTTAACCTCGAAGAATGTATCGAGATTGCATATAACGAGATAAAAGACCGAAAAGGTAAGATGATTGACGGAGTTTTCGTAAAAGAGAGCGACTTAAAGGAGGACGAATAAATGAATAAACGTTTAGTAAGAATTTCAGTATCATACGGAAAAGGTGACGGAGAAGAAATAAGCGATCAATTTCTTATTGAGGACACGCCGGAAAATAGAGAGGAACTGCTAGACGATCAAATGTCCATGTTTTCCGATTGCTATGAAAAGGACGAATTTATCAGCGGTAAGACAGACGTGGTGTACATCCAGTTGGATGGCGGAGATTGGGACGACCCTACCGGAAAGTTTATCACAATATACGACAAAGACGAAATGCTCGCCGATTTGGAAAGAAAATACAAGCGAGAAGTGAACGACGTGCTTAAATTATTCGGGGAGGTCGATTAATTGGTAACCAACCGACAACTTGACTTAGTAGCAGAGATTATGAATATATACGCGGAGCAACAAGGACTGAAAAAGAAATTTGACGAGTTGCAAACTAAGTTAGAGTCACTAGTTAAAGAGCTAGAGGAGGTCGAGTAAATGACGAAAACACGAGTATACCTCGCAGGCGACATGCTCAAACGTGGCTCGCAGCTACTGCGGGAGCAAGAACGCAATCGCCTCGCACAAATCCCGGGTATTAGCGTACACAACCCGGCAGACGACGAAGAAATCAACGATAAATCACGATCACCACGCGCCGAGGATATATTTCGCAAGGACACTGAGGCGATTCTCGAAAGCGACGTCGTTATCTTTGATGCGGACGACGATTCGGTTGGCACTACGACGGAGATCGGGCAAGTGTGGGGCGTCAATTATATGCATAGGAGACTAACCGCAGCCTTGATCAACTCAGACGGCACGGACGCAGATTTCGGAAAGCGAGTCCGCGAGCTACTGCAAGAGATTCCGTTTAAAGAAACGTATTGGCAATGTACGGACATCCGCAATGTGCCTAACGTAGACGAACGAGGGTTAAGACGGAGTTATTCGCTCAATCAGTATTTATACGGGTGCTTGCTCGACTTGGCGGGCGACTCATCGACATTTGACGAGATTGTGGTGGAGTTAAGCGATGAGGTGTCGGAATGAGAAAATATCTAGGCGTGTTAATTTTACTACTATTATCGCCAATATTAATTATCCTAGCTGCAATAGGTACTATTTTACTGTCGGCGTACGAATTTATTTACTCCCCTATCTACGATTTAGCTGGACGCCCTTTTGATAGTAGCGGAGGTGATTGGTGGTGGAATAATGGTAAGTCATTTAAAGTTGATCGTTGTTATAAAATCGAACTTAATGATTTATATAAAGCTTACTTCACTCTCGCAGACAAAAAGCTTTACACTATGTTAACCGTCGAAGTGGTAAATAAATACGAAGGTAACACGGTTATACACTGCCGACGAAAATGCTTTCGGTGGGAATTGCTTGTGTCTCGCGAAAAGGCAATGGCTAAGGCGCAGAAATGGCTCGATAAACACATCGCTATCGTAAATAAAACGATCGGCGAGCACGGCATTGACGCAGAAATAACGCTGAATAGAGAGGAGGCTAACGATTAAACTTTTCGAATTAATCACGGAACTAGGCTTGGCGGGGTCGCTTGTATTAAGCGGGCAATCCCCCGCCAGCCTTTCCGACAAGCTAACAGAGTTGGACGAATTGCAGGAAAGGGCAGCTAAGGCGCAGGAGCAAGCGGAGGAAAAGGCGAAGGAGGCTGATCGGAAAAATGAGCGAAGGAGAACGAAAATTGATGGAGAAAATGCACGAACAGGCGAAAAAGATAAACGAGTTAGAGTATCGTCTAAGCCTAGCAACAACGCAAGCTTGGACGTTGGTAGTCCTACTCACAACGGCGACGGTAATAATGATAATGTCGCTACTGGGCGTAACCTAGGCACGTTCGAAGCCACGTTCTACACCGCTTATTGCTCGACAGGCTGTACGGGCACTACGGCGACAGGAATAGACGTTAGTCAGACGATTTATCATGAAGGCGTGCGTATCATAGCGGTTGACCCCGCAGTAATTCCGCTAGGCACGCGTGTAAAGGTGACGTTGGCTGACGGCTCATCATTCGTAGCTACGGCGAGTGATACAGGCGGAGACATTAAGGGGCGTAGGATTGACGTGTTAGTTGCGAATAAAGCGGAGGCGAGACGGTTGGGGCGACAGAAGGCGGAGGTTGAGGTAATCAAATAAAAAGAAAAGGGGACGGCTATATGACGAATTTTCACTACATAATCGACGAGGAATTAAGCGGAAAACAAACGAAGGTTGAACGGGAGTATGTCGAAGTTGATCGCGAAGCAAAAGTCGGTGATTATTTCATCGCATTAGAGGAGTTAGACGGAATCACAAACGGTGAGATATACCAAGTCGAATCACTTACGGAGGATAAAATCCACAGTCACAAAGGGCGCATGTTTTTTGACGATGAAGGTAGATGGCGTGCTATTTGGTCTCCGCATAAGTATAGAACGTTAGAGCCAACGGAATACGTCCGCATCGACGGGAAACGCTACAAACTAGCGGACAGACGTGCGTTGGTTGGCGAGCAGATTATTACGGTTAGTTATCAAAACTTAGGCAACGAGAACGTTAAAAAAGGCGACATACTCGAAGTTACAGCATCGACAAATACTGGTACGTATATCGATAGCCGTGCATTGTTTGACGAGGTAGGTGATTTCGTCGACAAGTATTACGTACTCGAACCTGCTGAGGAATCGGAAGAAGAAGAAGAACCTCCGAAAACTACCGACGACTTAATCGCAAACCTAGCGTCAGAGGTTGCGAGATTAACACGTAAGGTAGCGGAATTAGAAGAACAAACGGACAGTAATCGGAAGGACATCGTTAAGCAGGCGGAAGAGTTTGCGGAATTCATACACACGCCGACGCCATACGCAGAACAAAGCGATTTAATTGAATTAAATGGCCGTATTAGCACGTTGGAGGCGGACGGGGTTGCCCACGTCGCTAAGGAAGTCGCTGAACATTTACTAACGGAGGTGTTGATGCGTGAGCGAGGTACTAAGTAAAGCGGAGTTTTTCCGCAAGAAACTTGACGAAAAAGGCTCGATCGATAAAGACGCGTATGCAGACGCTTTATTTACTGGATTAGTATACAACGTAGCTTGCGGAAGTGACTCGTTAGCGGTCGAGCATCTACAGGAATTACGGGATTTGGTAGACGCTTGGCTTACGGAAACTGGACGTGTTGGCGATGGCTGGGCGTTGACTAATGACGTAAATGATTACCGAAATAAACTATTACGAGAGGGGTTTGCGGATGAGTAACGATAATGTACAGCACCCGTCACATTATACGCACGGCAAATACGAAACAATCGACGTCATAGAGGATATAACTAGCGGTTATGACGATGGGTTTACGGCACATTGCGTAGGCACAGCCGTCAAGTATTTATACCGTGCGCCACACAAACACGAGTCACCGCTAGAGGATTTACGCAAGGCAGCGAAATACGTAGAGTTTGCGATAAATCGAGAGACTAAGCGTGCGGAAGAAAACGGAAAGGGGACGGTTTAATGACGAAAACTACGCCTTTTACATACGTATCTCTATTTTCGGGTATAGGCGGATTCGAACAGGCGCTAAATAAACTCGGAGGCACTTGCGTACTAGCTTCCGAGATTGATAAATTTGCAAATCAGGCGTATGAAGTGTTATACGGACATAAAACGGTAGGGGACATAACGAAAGTACAGGCGGAAGATGTACCAGATCATGACATATTAGTCGGGGGTTTTCCGTGTCAATCGTTCAGTGTTGCGGGGAAACGGGGCGGATTTGACGATGCAAGAGGGACGTTATTTTTCGAAATGGCTCGGATTGCAGACGCTAAAAATCCGAAGGTAATACTCGCAGAAAATGTTAAGGGGCTTGTAGGACATGACAAAGGTAAGACACTTGATACGATTATTAAAACGCTTAATGACATCGGATATCGCGTAGACTTTATCGTCCTAAACTCGAAATACTTCGGAGTACCGCAGAACAGGGAGCGGATTTTCTTAATCGGAATACGGGAGGACTTAATCGAAAATGAGCCATGGACTGACGTTAAAGGGACGACTGTTGTCCCGAAAGGTAAGCGAAGGATTAGCGGATACGACGATGTAAAGACATTTAATTTTGATTGGCCCACGCAGACGGAAGTTACTACGCGACTACGCGACGTATTAGAAACGGAAGTGGACGAAAAGTATTATTTATCGGAAGAAAAAACTGCGAAGTTGATTGCGCAGTTACACGTAAAATACCCGATAGATAGAGACGGAGAGGTGAGCGGAATTTGTACGGACTCCAATATTTCCCCTACCGTGGACGCAAGTTACGCAAAGGGTATGGGTCCGAGCGACATACCGTTAAATAGGCATCGACGCACACACGTGGCAGAGCCACAAATGGTCGGGCACTGTGACATTAAAGGACATGACGCCCTCCTTACGACAATGGGTGAAGGACATCGCGAGCCTAAAATTGCGGAGAACCAGTCGGAAGTTGACGAGAGGTATTATTTACTGGAAGAAAAGACGGCGAAGTTGGTGGCGCAGTTAGAAAGTAAGGAACCGTCAATATTACAGCTCCCTAGAGGAAATAATAAAGGCGGAGTACACGAACTAAGCCCAACTGTTACTTCTAACTACTTCCAAGGAAATAACTTACTAAGCGAACCGCAAATGGTTGGTCATCGAGAGCCTAAGATTGCGGAAGCTAAGGAAATAAGACCAGTCCTTACGCCAGACCGACTTAACAAGCGACAAAACGGGCGTAGGTTTAAAGAGGATGGCGAAGAATCATTTACGTTAACTTCGCAAGACAGGCACGGAGTTGTGGAAGGAGTACCGCCGAAATCTTATCGTATCCGCAAGCTTACTCCGTTAGAAACATGGCGACTGCAAGGATTTCCAGACGAAGCACACGAAGCCGTCAAGCAAGCAGGCATCAGCGACTCACAACGTTACAAAATGGCGGGGAATGCTGTCACGGTTAACGTAATTACGGCGCTAGGACAACGACTTATTTCGTACCTGAATCCGAACTAACAAGCCGAAAAATAAACACGTTCCCGTCCGAACTGCCACGATCATACGCAAACTCATACGGCGCTGATTCCATCGAGTACGCATAGTCCTTCGCAAACCTACGTGCAGATAAATAATAACGCTTATCTACGACGTATTGGGCTGTACTTGCATGGACGTCGGCGTTAATTAAGTGCGCGCTAGGTTTGACGATGGCTAGCGCTTTTTCAGCCGGATTATATGCGATAGATAACCGATGATACGGCTTAATATCGAGTAGCTTGCGTGTAGTTGCGTTTAGGTAAAAGCGACGTTGTCGGTCGAGCGTGATAAATGGTGACCCGTCGGAAGGGACGAATTCAAAGCCGGATAATAGGTCGGCAGTTGTAGTTTCGGACATATGTAACACTCCGATCAATTTAGTTTACGGACATTATAACGTAACAAAGACGATAAGTCAACGCAAAACAAAAGACGCCTCGTTTAGACGTCCTAGTAATTGTAATATAGATTGTCTCCGAAGAAACTAATTTGCGCTTGTTCCTCGACGAAGTTATATAACCCTTCGTCTTTTATGTCGTAAACCTTCGTCAAAGTTCCGTTTTTGACTAGGCGCTCAAGGGCGCGAGTAAAGCGGTTATCTTTAACGGTGCTTGCGCCTAACTCATAACCTAAGTTGTGAGCTATGTCTAAAGCACTGTTTGGTAATTTTATATAGTCATAAACACCTTTAATTTTTATTTCGTTCATTAGTACGTTCATTTTTTCATTCCCCTTTTCTTTTGTTGTTAATTAAATTATAACATCTTTTCTGTTGAAAATCAACCGAAATTTATATAAAAATGGGAAAATTTAACGAAGGGAAGGCGATATATATTGTTTAACGAGGAGAACAAGGATTTTTACCCCACGCCTAAAGATCTGTTTTATAAACTGATGAATGGAACTAGATATATAAGCGGTAGAATTTTAGAGCCGTCCGCCGGAAAAGGTGACTTGATTCGATATATAAAAGAATTAAATCGTAATGTAAAAATAGACGCAATAGAAAGGGACAGCCGTTTATCGGGTCTGCTAATGGGCGAAGGAATTAACGTCGTATGGGATGACTTTCTCACGTATAAAACGTATAAAGAATACGACCTTATCGTAATGAATCCACCATTTAGCAACGGAGTAGACCACGCTTTGAAGGCGTTGGAGTTAGTGGAAAATCAACTGAGTGCTTGCGAAGTTTATATAATACTAAATAAAGAAACGCTTAACAACGCCTATTCCAATAAAAGACAAGAGTTGTTGCGTAAGCTAAACGAACACAACGCAGAAATTAGGTACGTAAAGGACGCTTTTACTTCTGCTGAACGAAAAACGGACGTAGAGGTTGCGTTAATTAACGTTGTAATCGCAAATAAAGGAGAAGGCAAGTCGATATACGACGATATTCCGTTTATTAGGCGAGAGGAAACGGAAGGCGCTGCCTCACTAGAAACAGCGTTGTCTACATACGTTAAAAGTAACGAAGTTAAGGCGAAAATTAACGACATAGAACGTTTAGTGCTTGAGTACGAAAAGGCGTGCGAGGTTGCTAAAACGTCGTACAAGGTTATGCGTAATAAGTCCTCTCTGTTTAGTTATTTCGGTAAAGTAAACAAGAAAGACAGCGAAATTGGTTCGCCTTTTACTTACGTGACCAAAAAAGAGTATACCGCAGAAGATTTAAACAACGAGCTAGATAGTTTAAGACGGATTTATTGGGAGTTAATTTTAGATACAGGCGAATTTAAAGAGCTGTTAACAAACGAGTCAAGACAGAAGCTAACCCGCCAATTAGAGGTAGCAAACGAAATGGAGATAAATATAACAAACATTAAAACGTTGTTAACTGCTCTAGGCGCAAACCGTGAAGATATGTTAATCGACTCTATTATTTCGATGTTTGAACGTATTACACAGTACCATATGAATCAGTACTCGACTAACATCCACTATTACGACGGATGGAAAACGAACAACGCTTATAAAATTAACAAAAAGATAATCATTCCGATACAACGAGGCGGCTTTGACGAATGGGATTATAGAGAGGATTTCGGCATTTTATGTATGGGCGTCAGAGAGTTTATAGAGGACATCGTAAAAGCGTTCCAACTGATCGACCCTTCCGTGTCAAACGAATTTACTTACGTAGCTAGAGGAGAGTTTGAAAACGACTTACTCCGTTTTAAAATGTTTAACAACGGTAATATCCACGTTTGGTTTAAACGCTTTGACTTGCTAAACAGGCTTAATTATATATGTGGTAGTCACTTCAACTGGATTCCGTCCGAGGACGAAGTTAAAACGGACAGCAAAGCACGGGAATTTGTCGTCAAGGAATTCGGAGAAGGCGTCTTATCAAGCGGATTGTTAGTCGGAGGTGCTTCGTAATGAGCGAGGAGACCACCTACAAAGAACGCTTACAAGACGACTATAACCGTATACGCACGCAAGTAAAGGCGGGCGAACTTCCGCAGCCAGCCCGCAACCAAGCGATAGACGAAGCGGTGAGTGCGTATGTCCTAGCGCAGGATACGGAGTTTGAACGTAAGGGGGATCGCGCGCCCATTGCGTTTAGGGATGCGAACATGCTCGATCGATTCGCAAATTTAATCCTACACGAAGATTTGACGTGGAGTCATCCGGATAAAATGAGTATCGTGGAGTATCCGGTGATGAGTGACGCGCAAGAATGTCGGAGGGAGCGTAAATATAGACCGTCTGATAACGTTTATTACGATAGTGGGCAGTTTAGCGGTAGGAAAACGGGCTACGACATGGGAGAGGACGGAGAACTTGGAAAGAAAACGTCGAGCCCCGTATTTAGTCCGATACATAACGAGGAAATTAATCGAAAAGACGTAAGTATAGACGTGCTTACGTTGTTAGATGACGCAGGATTGACGACTAGGCAACGAGAGGCGGTCGAGTTGGTATATTTCGAGGGATTGACGCAGGAGCAGGCGGCTGAGCGGATGGGCATACACAAAGCAAACGTCAATGCTTACGTGGGGTTTGCGTTAGATAAACTGCGGGTGGTTACGTAAAAAGCCTACTCCTTTATTGGGGTAGGCTTTTTATTAGTCATCCATTGAAAAAGCTATAACTTTTTCTTTCGCTTCTTCACCCTCATTTATCCATTCAGCTAGAAAATAAGCTCTAATAGTTTGTGTTTCTTCACCTTCTACCTTAAACTCAACACTTAATTCTTTATAAATGTTGAAAAAATTAATGGTTTCATAGTCTTTTTCTATATACGAAACCAGGCTATCTCTTGAAAAATTATTGTCTTCAAGGTAATCTTCGATATCTTTTACCATATCTTCCAAGCAATCCTCGTGATAATATATACCCAAGAAACAATTAGCCAGTGTTTTAACGTCACTATATTGCAAAGATTCCATTTCAATTCCCCTTTTCTTTTTTCATTCTAAGGCAGTGAGTTAGTCACTACCTGTATTTGTTTAATAAACAACCTCAATTACTACCGCGTCCTCTATAACAACCTCACCAACGTCTAAATCATCATCTTTGTTAACGTCTCTATTGCCTGCTATTATGTAGCAGTGATAACTGTCGTACTCGCTATCAAAGTCGTCAAATTCGTGTATGTTCCATGCGCTTGTGCCGTCAAATAGCTTCATTTCTTCGTATTCTTCTGTTCCGTACTCGGGCATTTCTCTTTCATCCTCCCGATCTGAGTTGTGACGGCTACGCTCGCAGATGTCTCCGACTTGGCGCTCTTTATCTTCGAAACGTACGCCAATTACATCGTACTCAATTTCGTCGTTTTCCCACTGCTCAATGATTCTTTCAACAACTTCTTTTAGGTTTTTCATTTCTATTCCTCCTGTGATTTTGAATTCTTTTCCTTAACTTCTGATTTCATTATAATATACATTGAAATCAAAGTCAACACTTTTGATATAAAAAATTTGATATTTGAATTCTTTTTATAGTACAATGATATCAAACAAAGATATTAAAGGAGATTATTATTATTATGAAAAAAACTAATGAACGTACAGTAGCTAATATTTATAAAGACACAAGGGAGCTACTTAATGACTTTAAGACAAAGTACGAATTAAAAAGTGATGACCAAGCTATACGCTTTTTATGCCATTCTTTTGATGAGGAAAAAGGAAAAATGCTAAAAACTTATCTCGAGGTTAAAAAAGGGAAGAAAGGAGAGTCGCAAAACGATGAATGAAACCGTACATGTAAAAGTATACTTTTCTGGTCGCTGTCCTCGTTGCAACCGATATAACGAGGAATTAACTTATGATTACGGCGTAAAGCCGTATAAAGATGTGGAAAAAGAAATGGATAAGGTAAACCATAAAGTACAAGACATGTTATGTAAGTACTGCTCAACAGATTTTGCACCAGAGTCTCTTATATATAAGGAGACATTAGCGGACGTCAAGCTTGCACAAGTGGCGATAAATTACGACAACACGCTTGATGCCGAAACAAGTCGTCTATTAAATGCAGCGCATGCCAATCGGTTTGATTTTTTTAAACAACACGAGTCAGAGTTTTGGGACGGATTTGTCGCTCAAGCCTTACAAAACTGGCGTGACAGTATAAACGAGTTACAACCGCATGAGTTATTAGCAGGGTTAAATGCTTTAAATATACCAACTAACGGACGTACAGCAAATCAATTAAAGCGTGAGGTACTAAACCGAGTAAAAACAACGGAGCAAAAAGCAAAATTTTGGCGATCAGCTAACCATGACTATGTTTATAACCAACTCTTGGATATAGGTCCAATGGGATGGGACGTTGAAACAGAGATAAAACAATTTGGTCAATTGCGTACAAGATATGCTGTACTCAATTATCCAATGGAGGAGGTACAAGAGCGCCTGCGTACGGATATGATTGGTAAAGTAGTGCGTAAAGATCGTGGAGATAACGCCTTTTTATTTAAACGCATTGCTCAATTGTCTGACGATTTTAGTCGTCTGTCTAAAAAACTACTGGACAGATATCATCAGATGCAGGAGTTGCGTGCTGAGATAGATGATAAAAATATATTGATACATGAGTTGCGTCAGGCTCTTAAAAACGAGAGAACTAATAAAAATATTGTTAGCCGTGATCCAGATGACATCCGTAAAATACATGAGTTAAAAAGTCTCGTTAATGAGTTGAACGAGGTAAAGGGAGGGGAAAAAGAAGAACCGAAAGAGGTTGTTATCGAGGAAACTCCTATCAAAGCCGAATCAGCACAACCAGCGGAAAAACGTAGCTTAGAGGGTAAAACCATTGGAATAATTGGTGGAAACCGGTCTGAGCAAGCCGAGCAAATAACGGAGTGCAATATATTGACTCATGGAGGTAACGACCAAGATCATGAGTTTGATGCCTTGCTAAACGAGTCGGACGAGCTAGTTATACTAACCCGTTTTGTCTCACATGCAGCGATGTGGAAAGCAAAAGCGCATGCTATTACTGAGGGAAAACCGATACATTATATTAAATCAATTAACATACATCGTATCTTAGATGAGATAAAAACAATCACTACAACCTAGTAACCTGTTGGTATGGCTGTAGTGATGTTTAAATTGACAGTACCTAAAATGTATTATATACTTTATATATATAGTCGCCCGAGCAGGGCGTGGATTGAAACAATCTATTAGTAATGTAGACTAAAGGGTTTGTTAAAAGAAGAGTGCCTATGTGGTGCTCTTCTTTCTTATTCATATGATTTGTCCTGAAGATACTCTTGATAAGAGTGGATCAACATCAACTGGATTTTATCGTCAACGGATGGATAAAAACCCCCGTATTTTTCAAAATCTTCAACCGAACAATAGTCCATCCTAGGACTCGGTGCGTATTGTCCTCCATACCGCAAGTATTTCCTTGCTTGTTTTTCGTCTATATGGTGACTTATTTCAAAATCACCGTATTTTTTTTCGAAGTGCTCGCCTACTTTATCTGATTCATATGCTAACATTGATTTATCGTTAGCGAATCCTCTACCTGAATAAACTAAGAATTTAATCATGTCTGTTTCCCCTTTTCTTTTTATTATAAGGCAGCGATTAACTTGCTGCCTTTATTTAATTAATCTAAGCTAATAACGTTCCCGTTTCCGTCTTCCCATCCGTTAACATCTTCACCGTTGTTTAAGTCTTCGATGATTTGTTCTTGGTCTTCTACAGTGGCGGGGTTGATTGTTCCCACTACCTTACCATTTTGGACTATTTCAAATTCGTGCAAATCACCATCAAAATCTTTTTCCTCTACAGTGTAAGTTTCTCTAACCCATGTTCTCATTTTTTAGTTCCTCCTATGTTTTTTATTTTTTTATAGTATCTCTTGTTGTTAATACTATTATATAACCTTATAAGGTTAATGCCAACAGGAAAATGAAAGTTTTTTATTCTTTTTCTCCAAACCAGTATTCCATGGCTTGTACACTTATGATCCATTCTTTTCGCTTGCCATCTGGCTTTTGGAAATACTTTATAAGCCCTTGATCTATTAATCGGTCAATAGATTCTTGACCAACAACAGACGGCTTTAATTTATTTTTTACTGTTTCTAAGGACACCCCCCAACGGTGGGCGGCTTCCGATGGTGACATATAATTATTTATTTCTTTCACGTTTTCCTCTCCTTTAATTCCATGTATTCTTTTATTTTAGGCACTTCCTTTTTGCTTTGATAGTAGAGTATTTTACATACATCACTACCACTGTGATCTGCTATCTTTTTGATAGTTGTGCCTAAATAAATATGTAAGTGTTGATTAAGCATATCCAATAGCTGGTAACTAGCGTAAAATCGTAGTCTAGGCTGGGTTCTTACACGATCGTAACTATAGTGGGTATAAAAATACCCTTTTAAAAAGTTATGCTCATCCAGCCGTCTAAATAGTCGTGGTGCCGATCTTTCCAAATTTCCTTGACGGCCTACATATCCGTTTTTAATCATGTATTGTACATACTCATTATCAATCCTCATTTTAACTCGATAAGACTTTTTCCTGCTATCGGTAACAGTATTAAATATTTTATTTTGGATACCTGTAATTCTCTTTACCTTTAACAGTAATTTCTTATCCGAGTTTTGGATGAGGAAATAATCGCCAGAAAAACGAGCACTACCCCATAAAAACCCTAAAACCCAATAACTTAGCGAAGATTTCCTTGAGCATCCACACGATTTTGCATTACCACTCACTAAATTAGTTGTGGTGACTTTGGTATACTCATTACAATCGCATCGGCATAACCACAACGCTGACTTAGTTGTTGGGTGTGTACCTAGCCTTTTGATCACAGTCAACTTATTAAATGTTTGACCAGCTAAATCGCGTGTGTTTACCTCCGCTGCTCTCTCAGGTTTTAAACACCCGCACGATCGTGTATTTCCACTTCGCAAACTATCCATTAGTACGACTGTGTAGTTCTCACATTTACACTTACAGAGCCAACGCCTTTTTGTGCCATGTTGCTCTACCTCTTTTACTACAGTCAATTTACCGTAACTTTGACCGGAAATATCCAAGCGTTTACGCATTATGCAGCAACCTCACTCTTTCTTAAGTTAATAATTTGACCATTAACAACTTTGATGTATTTACGCTCGCCACCATCGCACACCTCGTATATACCGTTGTTAAGTTCAAATTCTTTCCCGTCCCAGCTACAGCTGGAAACCGGATCAACAAACTCGCGAGCGAAACCAAAACGGGCATCTTTGCCAGTAATGCGAGCAACCCAAGACTTGTGCTTACGAGAACCATGCGTGGTGTTAATTACAACTTTGCGAGTTTCCGCCCATGCCATTTTTAAAGCTTGTGCGAAATACTCTTTAACTTTACCTCCAAATTTAGCTTGTCCTTGTCTTGCGATCTCCCATGCTCTAACCATTACTTTTTTCATTTCCGTTTCCTCCTTTGTTTTGTTAATTCTATTATATAACCTTATAAGGTTAAAGTCAATAGGTTTTTGCAACTTTTTTTTATTTATTTTTAGTAACCTTTTAACGTTTAGTTAGCTTAGAGGGTGAGGACGAGGTTTACAACTATTGGCAAGCGTAAACCTTCTTTCGTTATTAGTTTAATGACCAGCCGCGGAAAGTCTCCGGACACCGCGGTAATTAATATTATTAAAAAGGAGACGACGATATGACGAACAAGGCGGCTGGGCAAGCGCGCGAAGTTGAGGCGATTGAATGTAATGTCACGGCGGATAATTGGGGCAAGCACGTAGACATATCCGAAGCACTCACCGGACTAAAAGCGGAGCAGGAACATGCGGACAGTATGAAAATAGATTTCGATAGCCTAAAAGGTGCGCTAAAGTCGTACGTAGAAACACAAAACAAATATGACGGTTACCACGACATTAGTTTTGACAAGGTATTCGAGATACTAAACGGATATAACAACGGTAACTGGCGTATTAGTGATTATATTATACATGCAACAACAAAGACGTCCGAAAGCGGGGTATTAACTTACGGTGACGATCAATTCGTAATTGTGCGATTTACTAGTCGCGGAGGTGATTCGGACTAATGAGCGAGTTAATTACGTTGGAAAAGGCGTCGGAAATACTACTCGATAAACTCAATAAAGGCGTGATAACCGACGAAAAGTGGGAACGCCTGCAATGGGTAATTTACGAGTGGGCTTGTGAAGCGGAAGGGTTGAACGACTAGTAAACTACGGAGGTTGGTATAAATGGAAAGCCGAACAAATAAATACTTCTATTGTTATTCGAACAATCTTAAAAACCGTTTGCTGGACGAAGGCGAGCGGTTTATTTGTGTCGGAATAAATGAGCGGTCAAATAAGCGATTTTGGTTGTTTGAGCAGTCGGAAAAGCTGTCGGAGGTACTGACGGATTGGAAGGCACGTAAGGCACCTAAATGAGTAACGCCGTGTAATTAAATATCGTATAAATGGAGGAGTTATTTATGAGCGAAGAAAAACGAAAGGTTTACAATAAAACGCAACCAAGCGCAGGAGGACGCACGTTTACGCCAATTCCAAGTACTATAAGACATTACATACACCACCCGAAAGTTAAGCCGGGAATGTTGTATTTATATGCGCTTATTATCGATTATTATAACGTAGAGCAAGGATATGCGTTTCCTAGTGTCGATCAATTAGCGTTGGATTATGGAATGTCGTACAACGCTACGTCAAAGCATATCGAGGTTTTGCGTGATGTCGGTCTGATTGACTATCCGGAGAAAGGCAAGTACGTTCCGTTGGAGCCGTTAGAAGCATCGGAATTCTACGACGAGTTTCCAGAAGCGTGGGCGAAATATACGCAGGCTCGTAAAGCTAGCGATAATAAACGCGAGAAAGACCGAGAAAGAATGCGTAAGTGGCGTATGGATAACGGTTATGGATCGTAGATATTTCGAGTACCGAAGTTTGTCACGCCTTAAATTGGGTGTACGGATTACGCTATTTGGGTGTACGTTTCATTCTAATTGGGTGTTAACTAGATTTAATTAACTAGACTTATTTAACGAGATTTAAAAAGATACCGTAAATACCTAAAACCTTGAAAGAGTTAAAACCTACGCCTTGTAAGAAGAGCACTTACAAGTCGGGTCATATATAAATTAAACACATTTCGAAAATGAATGATACTTCGAAAATATAGTAAGTACATAAACGATAATTAAGTAAATAGGTATAAGTCGAAGAAAGTAATTATTCTAAAGAATAACAAGAGATAACCGTACACCCAAAGTGGAGCGTGACATATTTTGAAATAAAGATACTTTAATGTAGCAAAGCGTCATTTGACGGATAGACCACGTAAAGGAGGACGAATAAACATGGCGAAGAAACTCAGCGAAAAACAATACGCGGCTATTGCCATATTGTCATTGCCAAAAAAAGGCGGAATGACGTATGAGCAGATAGCGGATGAGATTGGAGTATCATCGGAAACATTGCGTAGATGGCGTAACGAAGATACATTTAACGATGAACTAAAGCGTAACATTATGCGGAGTACGATTGAGCGACTACCGGACATTATGGCGTCTGTTCCGGATCATATAATTGAGCAAGGAAATGCTGCGATGTTTCGTACATTACTGCAAGCACACGGATTACTAACGGAGAAGCACGAGGTTACTAGCGGGAATAATGACGCAAAAGACATTGACGTTATGAAGGCAGAATTGGCGGAATTTAAGAAGCGAAAACATGGCGAGAATTATTCGGAATAATTCCTGGGAATTTTCAGAGAGCCAATATCGGGTATTTCAGCGGTCATTATATAGGATATTTCTCGGAATTATTGCTGGCAAATAATGTTGTATTATGTGCGATTATTTCGGGGATTAATATTCGATACGAACAGCAATGAATTGCGTGGGATTTATCGTAATGTTTTCGTACAGAATTATGACGGGATTATATTGGGGGTTATTTCGTTATAGTTAATTACGCAATTTGCAGGGCAACAGGCGATTGCGTGCGACCCCTCGATCACTTTGCGAAATCCCTACGAAACCATGCCGAAACTACCACGATAATATGCACGATCTTATACATTGCGGTATTATTGGCGAAATATGGTAAACGTTGGTCTATCAGCGTTACTGCTTATGTATAAACGATAACACAAAAGACACCGTCATTGAGAAGACATAAATGCAGTCATATCAAGGCGTTGGATGAATCGCTAGTTTACATAATGTGTGTTATCGGAAGTAACTTTTGCATAAACGTGTATAAAAATACGAATGCAATGCGGTGAGTGAAAGAGGGGCGGGGTGGTCGTTTTCTGAGAATAGTTTGCCAAGCCCGTCTTAACTGCGGATATCAAAATTTCACTTCGGCTTATCGGAGGTGGCTCGATTGTCAGATGAAATAAGCATAACAAAACTAAGCACGAAAAGTCAACGTCTAGTGTAGTTATAAACGATATCCTCGGAGCGTTAGACGCCATTATACCGCCAATAAAGACGGACACAATCGAATTGCACACGAAATAAGGCGAGTACCGCTTAAGATAGACGCACTACAGACGTCTTAGTGACGAATGGGTACGAAACTACTTACGTAAGGCAAAACGACTCACACACGCCTTAAATCACGTCGAAAGGAGATGAGGTATATCGCATGGGTAAGTAATCGGTGGATAGAGTCCGATGAACGAGCAGAGTTAATTGAAACTTATACGTCTTATCTCGATATGATAGACGAAAAATATCCGAATCAAGACGATATGACTGTTGACGTCGTTTCCGACTATCTTGATAAAGCATACGAATTAGAACGGTTAGAGCGAATACACCGGTGCGAGTCTGATTTACTACAGTTTGCTATCGAATACTTTTCCGAAGCTAAAAACCCGGAGAATGACGGTAATTGGGATGGATTTGATATTTCCGACAAAGCACAATCGCCGGAATTTCACCGGGAGATAACCGACATCATGAATACTGTATCCACCGAATATATAAACGCTAAAATTGCGGTTGCCGCACCTCGATCTCATGCAAAGTCGAGTTACCTATCGAAGGCATTTCCGATTCACGAGGTAGTATACCGCAAACGTAAGTATGTGATTATTATCTCGGAAACTCCGAACGTATCGAAAGGTAACATGGAGTGGATACGCAATCAAATGAAATTTAATCGAAAGTTACGGGAGGACTTCGGTCCGTTGTTGTCGCCGAAAGAACAGTCGAACATACAAGATAATTCCGAATCATTTATCGCATGGTATCCGAAAGAGGGCGGGTTTAAAAAGCAAGTAGCGTTAGTAGAAGCAGCCTCTACAGGACAGGCTTTACGTGGGCGTAACTGGAACGGAACACGTCCAGACTTAGTAGTCTTAGACGACTTAGAGGACGCTAGACCAGGAGGTAACGCAAGTACTCCTGAACAAAGAGCTAAGCTAAAGGATTGGTTTTCGCAGACTGTTATTCCGTTAGGTGACCCTAAAGGGAAAAGAACAGCGTTTGTATACATGGGAACTACCGTACATTTCGAGTCCTTATTGATGGACGTTTTACATAATAATCCCGACTTTGAATCTAAGGTGTTTAAGGCGATTATCGAATATCCGAAAAGAATGGACTTATGGGACGAGTGTCAAAGGGTATACACCAACAGAGATAATAAAAACCGAAAAGAAGATGCAGAGGCGTTCTTTCGAGAAAATGAAGAAGAAATGCTAGATGGTTCAAAAGTATTATGGGAAGATGCTCAGCCATTATTTAAGCTAATGAAATGGAAATGGACTTACGGAAGTAAGGCTTTTAATACGGAGTACATGAATAATCCAATCGATGAAGAATCTATGATATTTAATCCCGAAACTTTCACTTATTGGGACGGAAAAATGAGATTAGAGGATTTCTTCGGCAAAGAGTTTGTTATCGGGATGGGAATAGACTTTGCGTTAGGTAAAGAAAAAGGGGATTACCCTGCAATATCAGTAGTAGTAAAACATAAAGAAAAAGACTTAATCTACGTAGTGGATTCGTACCTCGAGCGAGTGCAGATCGACTACTTTTTTGATGTCATCGTAGAAAAGGTTAAATACTGGCAACCGGATATAATAGCTGCTGATGCTAACGCTATGCAAGAAGTAATTGCAGGCTCTTTAGAAAAACGATTGCAACAAGAGGGCTACCCAGCAACTACACGTATGAGGAAAATTAAAAACAGGGGTAAAAAGGCTATACGTATTGAGGCGATGAAACTCGATATAGACCAAGGCGGTATTAGATTTACTAGACGTCATCAACGGCTACTCGAACAATTCGAAAGGTACGGACAAGGAGCGCATGACGACGGTCCAGACTCGTTACAGATGGCGGTTGAGTCAACATCTCAAGCACGAAGAAGGAAAGCCGGAAACGCCGGCACATATCGATACTAGGAGGAATTACTATGTTTAAAGATACCTTTATTATAGCAGGTAAAGAAGAAGGGTTTAGGTACGAAGACGCAAGGATAGTAGTTCTTCACGACATCTCTATGCATGGTGACGGCAAAGAGATTGTAGAAAACCACATTAATAAACTAAGAGTAGGTGGATACAAGATATTTTATATAACGGAGACGGTAGATCGAATTGACGACATAGCTGACGCTGCAAACGGGGTTAACCCGTAATACTAGCTTATACTAACCCGAAAGGAGGCGTTAATGATCGTAGCAGATCCAAATTTACTTAACGGATTAGTTTTTAAACATCCGATGCAATATGCGATAGGAGAAAAAGAGTTTCAACGGATTGTAGACGAACTAAAACTGTACGAACGTTATTACGGCGAACGAGATACGTGGACTGATTACGAAGTTCCTACCGAACTCGACTACAAACCTACCGAACTATCGATCAATTATTTACGTAAAATGATCGACACGATCGCAGCGTGGCAATTCGAAAGAGAACCGAAAGTATCTGCACCTCCCGAAATAGTGGACGACCCTGTCACGTCTCAACTACACGGGACAGAACCAAGCACAGAGCAACAACTAGCGAATAATCAAGCAAAGTCTAAAGAAAAGTTACTTTCGGCTGTCTGGAAAGAAAACAGGATGCACGAAAAGCTATTAGCGGCAGCAAAAGACCGTGCAATAACGAGAACAGGCGTGTTTGCCCGATTGCATTACGACACTAGACGAGGAGCAATTCGGATACTATTCCATCCCTCAACTGAAGTTATTCCGGTTCATAACGAATGGGATGTCGATCAGTTAGACGAAGTTCATTTTATCGCTTACTTAGACGAAGAAGAGACGAAGCTTTGGAAGCTGTCGTATTATCTCGTTTGGAAAGGCGATGAGGAGTCTGGTCATTATGATTGCGAAATAGAAGAAGCGATATACAACGAAGAATTAAATGTTGTCGAGAACCGCGTATCTCGCCAATCGATGGGGCTCGATTTTATTCCGGTTGTCCACATTCCAACCGACAAACTTACCGGAGCCTTACAAGGTACTTCCGAGTTAGAAAAGATGATCGGAGTATCTGACGAGATAAACAAGAAATTATCGGACTACAGCGATGCATTGCGGTTTGAAATGTTTGCAATTATGTTACTAAAAAATGTAGACGAAGACCCTAAAAACCCTCTACGAGTAAGCCCGGGAGCTAAATGGAATTTAGGTGACGGCGACAAGGAAATTGGAGAACCTCACGCAGAGCGAATAGAGTCTGGCTTTAAATTTAAAGAAGCGATAGAAACGTACCTTGACCGGATGTATAAAGCGCTACACGAACTGTCCGAAGTACCGATCGTTAACACGTCTGAACTAAAAACAGGCGGAATTAACGAGGTTGCTATGCAGCTTATGTTTTCGTCTATCATTTCGAAAACGCAACGGTCGTGGGTTATATGGCAATCGAGATTACAGACGTTAAACGAGTATATTTTACGATACATGCAAGCCCGACAAGAGCATCCTAGGTTTAAGTACGATCGTGAGTTGTTGTCGGAAGTCGGGGACGACTACACAAACGAAATAGTATTTAACCTACCGTTGCCGAAAGATCGTATGGCGTTGGTTACACAGCTAAGCAACGAAATAGCCAGCAACATGGAATCTATCAAGGGAGCTATTAAACGTAGCGGTAAGGAAAACGCAGAAGCTAAGCTAATGGAGATACTAGCCGAGCGAGAAATGATGCGGGAAAGAAAAGTAAAAAACGAAGACCCGTATCTAGAACAAGCGGAACAAACAGAACGACCGAGCAAACAGGAAGTAAAAACTTAGGACTTGTCCGAAATGACATTAAACTATGCAGGTTTACACTCGTGTCGAACACGTTAAAAACGAAATTATGGGGGTAATTATAATGAAGATGAATTTACAATATTTTGCACACAACAATACAAATCCAGAAGAAACACCAAATAACGAAGGAGCACCGAACAACCCGTCTGCGGAGACGAAAAACCCCGAACAGGTGCAAGAACCACAACAACCATCGAACACTATACCGTATGAACGCTTTAAGGAAGTAAATGACGCTTATAAGTCGTTTAAACAGCTCGGATATGACTCGCCAGATGAACTTAAAGCGCAACTGGACGAATTAAAAACGCTAAAACAAGCGGAAGAAGATCGTAAAAAGGCAGAAATGGACGAGGTCGAACGATTGCAAGCGGAAAAAGAGGATGCAGCGCAAAAGGCGCAAGAAGCTGAGGAGCAAGCAAAGAAAGCGAAGGAATCCGCAAACAACCGAATCATTAATACAGAAATCAAGTCGGTAGCTAGGGCGTTAAATGCAAATGACCCTAACGATGTACTTGCGTTGCTAGATAAGTCACAAATCGAGATGGACGAAGAAGGAAACGTGACTGGCGTAGAGGAGGCTGTGACAGCGTTTAAGGAAAGTAAACCGTGGTTATTTAAGCAAGCAATCGGGGCGGATGCAGCTGGCGGGAGTAACCCAGCGAAGAATCCGACAATCAACGAAATATCAGCAAAGGAAAAAGAGTTGGAACAGGCAAAACAACAAGCAATTAAAGATAAAAGATACGCTGGTAAGGTTACAAGAATATGGAATGAATTAAAAAGTCTTAAAACAAACGGAAAATAAAGAAGTGAATTTGAGTCGCTAAATTAGGCGGCTTTTTAATTACAAAAAATACAAATCAAAGGGGAAATTTAACTATGGCAGTGGCACAAACATATGATTTTCAACAGCAGATAAGGGACATGCAAGCAAACGTGGATTTAATTTTACAGAAAGCTCCGGTATTATTCGGGTTAATCGGCACAGGCGACCGACTAACTCAAACTAAGTTCGAATGGCAGAATGATTATTTAAATAGCGATACCGCGATTGTAAAAACAAAAGCTGCGGCAGACGCAACTACAGTAGAAGTCGAGAAAGGAGACGCTGATAAGTTTGCGGTAAACGCACTTGTACAAAACGGACTTGAAGTATTCCGTGTAACTGCGATTGACGAGGATAACAACACGATTACGGTACAACGTGGTTACGACACAACCACACCGGAAGCTATTGAAGTTGGCGGAGAATTAAAAATCATTTCACGTCCACGTCCAGAAGGCGAGGATACTTTCCGAAAGAACGAAATTAATGACCGTATTGTGTCGTTTAATTACTCGCAAATCTTTTCTCGTTATGCGTCTGTATCTCGTACTCAACAAATGGTAAGTACATACGGAGTTTCAGATGAATTGGATTATCAAGTTAACCTACGATTAGAAGAAATGATCCGTGAAATGAACAATTCGTTAATCTACGGACGTAAATACGCAGGGTCAGGACAACAACCTCGTACATCTGGCGGTTTGTTCGCGTTTGCGCAAGAGCAAGGAGCGTTTAGCAAGGATTTTGGCGGGGAGGAAATAGATGCTAAAAGGCTGAACGATGGAATCGAGGAAGCATTTAAACGTGGTGGAGGGGTGAATACGATCTTATGTGCTCCTAACGTATCACGCCAAGTAACTGCATTAGCTGGTGATACTATCCGTACTACTCGTACCGATAACCAAACAGGACATCAAATTATGTCGTTTATGTCCGATTTACCGGGCGGAGCAGTTACTAACGTAGTAGTTGACTTAAACATGCCTAAAGACCGTGCATTACTACTTAACATCGATAACATCAAAGCACGTTATTTGACTGGCGTTTACGACCAAGACGCTACTCTAGCAGGTGGGGACTACTTCTCTCGTGTTTTACGTGCGGAATTAGGTTGGGAAATCAAAAACGCAAAAGAATCAATGGTTATTCTTTCTAACATTTCTAAAACAATTAATTAATTCATGGCGTTTATAAGACGTCTATTAAACGAAAGGAGAGCGATATTTTTGGCACTGACAGAAAACGAAGTTAAACGGATTAACGTGTCCATGCCCGTAGCTAATGATGTAAAACTAGGTGACGTATTAAAGCAGTTACAAGAATCAGCAGGCGGAGAGGTTACAGTGACTTGGGCAGACGTTAAAGACAAGCCTTCGGAATTTGCACCGTCTGCACATACGCATGTAATCGCAGATGTTAAAGATCTACAGGCGGGTCTAGACAGTAAATTAGAATCCGTAAAAATAGACGACGTCGCAGGCTTACAAGCAGAGTTAAACAGCAAATTAGAGTCGGTAGCTGTAGCTGACGTATCCGGTCTACAGGCTGAATTAAACGGTATTAAATCACGTTTGGACGCATTGGAAGGCGGAGGTGCGTAATTGATGGCGGAGAATGCAATCTTTGAGACGTTACCAAACTACGAATATACAAGAGACGGTTTCCACATCGTTTTTAATGGCGAAGGTTTATACGTAACTAACAACGCAAGCCACATCGCCGTTTTAGAGAAAGCCAATCCGTTTATTAAACGCATTGATGACAGACAGCAGGCGGGGGAAGAAGATACGGAAACTGAAAACGACAAGTCCTACCCGGAACACGTAGGCGGGGGAATGTACGTACTATCTAATGGTGAAAAGGTAAAAGGTAAAAAAGCAGCAGAACAAGCGGAGTCTGTGTTAGAAAAATAACGAAGGAGGGTGACGCTACGTGTCGGATAAATTAACCGTAACTAAACGCTTGCAATCTCGATTATCAAAAGTGCCGGGCGTCACGGCGGCTGACATCGACATGTGGGTCGCTGAATCCGTCACAGAGTCCGGATTTTCCGAAGTAGACAACGCCAACGCCGTGTTTTACCTTGCGTTATATAACGCCTATAGTACGATCGCTTCGGACGCTGCTCGGTATTTTTCGTATGGCGACCGGGACGAAGTTGTAGATAAAACGAAAGTATTTAAAAACTACATGGAACTAGCGAAGGAAGCCCGACTCAATTACCGAAAAGCTAAAAAAGAAGGCGAAGGAACGTCGTTTAGCGCGTACCAAACGCATGCCGGAAGGGCTGACCGTCGATGAACAGCGAAATTGAACGTAAAATAAACGACGCACTAGAGGAAGCCTACGACAATCATGAACGAAGCAACGAACGCCGAATCAACTACGTATTAAAGGAAATCGACCGAACTCGACTCGAATTAATCGACCTGCTAACGGAGTACGCGAAACAGGATAATACGATCAGTAAAGCGCGGATAAACACGTTATTGGACGAGTTAGACGAGATCGAACGGCAGATACGGCAGAACGGACTAAAGGCGTTAGATGAAGTAATTGAAGACTCGGCATCGTCGGCAATCGAGTCAGCGTATATTGCGCTGGGTATAGTCGGCGTGCTTGCGTTGTCTAGTCGTAAGGAACGGCGATTAGCGAGAGGTGTGGTTGATTACGTGTTCGGGCGATTTAAAGACGAAAATATAATCGACCTATCTGACCGTATGTGGACGTTGGCTGGCGACTATAATGCGGAGTTAAGACGAGTACTACAAGCGGGGATTATACAAGGTAAGTCCGTTAATCAACTAGTATCAGACGTCAGAAAAGTGTACGAAGCCGAAACGTGGAAGATTGAAACAATCGTAATTACCGAAACTAACACGGCACACCGAGTAGGGATTGCGAAGGCGGCGGAAGCATCCGAAGTGGTTAAAGCGGTAAAAATAATTGACCACCCCGGTCATAAGCGGCATGACCAGCACGAATGCTACCGACTTGCCCGACAAAACCCTTACGGTTGGGGCGAAGGGATTTACCGCCCGCAAGATACGTATATCTATTCGCCACATCCTCGGTGTCGTGCGTCGTTTAGGTACGTAATCAAAGACGAGTACTTAACCGGAGGTGAGTCGTAAATGTTAAACAAATATGACATCGACTTAATCAAAGAAACCCGACGAGAAATTACGGAACACCGTGAGTCCGATATTACGTTTATTGGCGAAAAGAGAACCGGAGAGCATCCGATTACGGGCGAGCCTATTACGTCGGAAATACCTGAGGAAACTGTCGCGGTAGTTTACGAAATCACCTCAGCGTTTAAATTTGATCGTGAGTTGTCCGAAGGTGTGGACGTGCAAAACGGCGACTTATGGATTGACGTAGATTTACGAGACATGGCGGGGTTTAGCCCGGACGAAGTAAAGTCGGTTAAGTACGAAGGAGTTACCTACACGGTCATGTCGTCTGACTCCGTGGGACTGGGCGAAGATAATCGCGTGCAAATAATCGGAAGGCGGACGAGTTAACATGGCGAGATTTAACGTAAAAGTGACGGGTATCAAACGTACAATACGAAGTAAATTAACCGACCGCAACTTAGCGCAAGATGTCGATCAAATTACAGAGGCTTACGCAAGGAAAATCGCAAACGATGCGGCAGAAAAAGCGCCTATTCTTACGGGGTTACTAAAAAACTCGCTGCCTAACGGAGTGGAACGAAGCGCAATAGGCGAGTGGCAAATCGTAGCAATGACGGACTATACGTTGGTGCAAGAATACACGCACCAGACGAAGAAAGGGTTCGTCCGTAAAGCCGTATGGGATAACAAGGAAGGGTATCGAAAAGCGGTAGAGCAGCGGGCGAAACGGAGGTAGGCTAATGGTGAAAGTTACGCAATTAGGCGTTGGTTATTCGATTGAGCAAAAAATTGAGCAGGAACTCGGCGTTAAAACCGTGCTTAAATATGATGGCATAAAACTTCCGACTGAAAAGCCGTTTATCCTTGTCGAGCAGATGCAGAATAACCATACGCAGATATCGAAATTACGAGAGGCGATACAGACGACTTTTCGTTTCCAAATCGGAATATATGCAGAAACACAGGCGCAGAGGTCATCGATGCAGGATAAGCTTCGGGATCTCTTTTTGTTTGCGCAATTTCCGTTGTATGACGATATGGGAGCGGAAACTGGCGTCTTTTTTGACGTTGGTTTAACGAATGAGGTCCCGATTGATGCGGATGATTTGTCAGACAAAACGAATATGCACCGGCTTTACTTTGACGTAGAGGTTACACAGATTTATCACAGAAATAAAACGAAAAAATAACGAGGGGGAAACGCTTTATGGCAGTAGAATTTAAGGGAGAAGAATTTCTTTACTTGATTGAAATTCCTGCAGAAGGAGAAAATCCTTTAGAATTAGTTAGACTATGGAACCAAACAAGTGGATCAAGAACAATAGAGGCTGCGTCCGTAGACTTGGCAACTAAGGATAAGAGCGGGTCAGATTACGGGACAGTTACTGAGTCTGTATCGGTTGAAGGGATTAGAACGGAAGGAGACAGGGCTTATGAATACATTGAGGAATCTATACGAGGCAAGCGACTGGTTAAAATCCACCGACTAAATAAGAGAGATTTATCGACAGAGTCCGGATATTACATGTTATCTAATCTCGAGGATTCTTCGTCAGTAGACGAGTACGCAACTTATTCAGTGGAAGCTACGTTAAACGGAAAAATTAAGAAAGATACTGTTACGGAAATACCAGAAGGAGCACCAGACGAAGGTCAGGTTACGCCCTGAACAGCCTCAAGGTATAGGGGCAGCCGTTATCGGTGAGTCACTGAAAATTGGCTAATACAAGGAGGTAAATTATGGCGAAATCAAAAGACGAGTTAAAAACCGTTTTTGTAACGGGCGCAGTACCAACACAACAAGATTTCCATGATTTGATCGATGTTGCAGGGATTAAAGGAGATCCCGGGGTTGCAGGTAAGTCAGCATATCAAGTTGCTGTAGACAATGGCTTCAAAGGAACTGAGCAAGAATGGTTGGCATCTTTAAAGGGACCGAAAGGCGATTCTGTAAAAGGTAAAGACGGCGTTGGAGTTGCAGATATTACATCCGACGGAACTACTATTACGTTTGAAATGACGGACGGGACTACGAAAGAGATTCCGTTTCCTTCCACAGGCGGACAGTAAACCGCCTTTTTCTTTATTTATAAATTAAATTTAAATACGAAAAGGAGCGAGTCATATTGGCTAACGAAAAAGTAACGATGTTTGAAGTTAACGGAAAAGAATACGAGGTTAAGTTAAATTTAAAAAGTATTAAATATTTAAACGGTCTTACAAAAGAAGGAGCTTATGGATTACTCGGACGTGTATTAATGGGCGATGTAGGGACGTTTGAAGATATTATTTATGCTGGATTATTTCATACCGGAGAAAACTTTAAGAAAACAGACATCCAAAAAGCAATTGATAAAAAGATTGAACTTGAAGAAATCGACCTTAACTACATACATAAAACAGGTTACGAGTTGGTAGCAAACCATTTTTTCTACAAAACGACACTAGACAAGATGTTAGCGAAAGAGCCAGAAGCGAAGAAACAAATCGAGGAACTAATGAAGTAAATAAACCATTCCACGTCGACACCGAAGAATGTGTTCGTCACGGCTGGCGGTTCCTCGGCTTAAAACCGGAAGAAGTACTCGCTTTAACTTATCGGGAGTTTGTCGTCTTATGCGAAGAACAAACTGAACGAATGCACGACGAAAACGAACGCGAAGCGCTTTACGCAATCATGTACGCTGCGGCATCGCGAGGAAAAGGTAAAAAAGGCGAATTGCCGAAGGTTGAGGACTTATATCCACGCCCGGGGACGGAAGAACGGAAACAACAAGAAATGCGCGACATGATCGAAGAAAAAAAGCGTACCGAAGACTGGCTTAAAAGTCTGGACCTGTCGAAGTTAACACAAAATAAATGACGGCAAGGGATCGGAAAATTAACGTCAAACGAACGAAGGGAGGTAACGCTATTTGATAGGAGACGTTTTAGTAAAAATAGGCGCGGACATTTCCGATTATCAGCAGAAGTTAAGTAAAGCTGGCAATGCGATGGAGAGTTTCGGCAATAATATGAGCCAACTCGGGTCTACGATGACTACTACGTTTGGGGCTATTGCCGTGGCGTCTGCCGCAGGTGTCGGATTTGCTGTTAAGCAGGCGAGTGATTTTGAAAGTGCGTTCGCCGGCGTTAGAAAAACCGTAGATGCAACAGAAACAGAGTACGCAAGCCTGTCGAAAGAAATCCGGAATATGGCGAAAGAAATCCCGGCAAGTGCGTCAGAAATAGCTAAGGTCGCCGAAATTGCCGGACAGTTAGGCATAGAGAAGAAGCATCTCATGGACTTTACGCGAACTATGGTCGACTTAGGCGTATCAACGAATATGAGCGCCGAAGAAGCTGCAACTGCGTTAGCACGATTTGCAAACATTACCGGCATGTCTATGAGCGATGTTGACAGGCTGGGAAGTACAATTGTAGCACTCGGTAATAATTTGGCGACAACGGAATCCGAAATCACCAACATGTCTCTACGCCTAGCGGGTGCAGGTAATCAGATTGGATTAACAGAAGCGGAAATTATGTCCTTTGCAGCGGCGTTGTCATCTGTCGGAATCGAGGCAGAAATGGGAGGTAGCGCGTTTTCTCGCGTTATGCTGAATATGAATACGGCGGTAATGGATGGTAGTGAAAACCTCGATAGATTTGCTAAGGTAGCCGGAATGTCTGCCGGAGAATTTGCCACTGCGTTTGAAAAGGACGCTGCGGGGGCGATACTCGCATTTATAAAAGGATTAGGCAAGATGTCAGACGAAGGGGCGAACACTACGCAAATACTGGACGAACTAGGCTTAGGTGAGATTCGCGTTAGAGACTCGCTTATGCGTGCGGCAGGTGCGTCTGATGTATTTAGTAAGTCGCTTAAAATCGGTAATAAAGCGTGGGAAGAGAATACCGCGTTAACAAAAGAAGCGCAAGAACGGTATAAGACGTTTGCGTCGAAAATGCAAGTACTTAAAAACCGATTTAACAACATTATGATACTAGTCGGTGGTCCATTTATGGATGCCTTAAGTGGTATCATTGACGCCCTAGACCCGGTTATCTCCGCAATTGAACGTTTGGCGGAGTGGTTTGCTAACGCAAGCAAGCCGGTACAGCAGTTTATCACGACGTTCGTCTTGCTGATTCCCGTACTTGCGACAATCGGCGTAGCTATAGGCGGATTTCTTATGCTCGTTGGCACGGTAACTGCTGCTGTGGCGGGAGCAACTGCCATTTTCGGAGGTCTCGGAGCAGCGATAGTATTTACGGCTAAAATAGTCGGTATTGCGGTCGGAGCATTTGTCGGATTAGCAGGTGCGGTTGCGTTTGCGATTACTACGGTTAAAAACTTCGACAAAGTCTTAGTAGGTCTTTCCAACGCTGCTAAATTTGTACGAGACTCGTTCGTTGCTTTATTTGATTACGTTGCAGAAAACGCTGCTAAATTCGCCGAGAGTGTTATACAGTCGGTTGAGAGGATTTCGCCGGCATTTGCGAAATTCCTAAGTGACTCTTGGGGTAGGCTTGGTAGGTTTTTGTCTTTTATGGAGGAAGTCTTTGCTACAGCTGGCGAGATTGTAACGGGCTTTGTAGGCGTCATTAGCGACTTTTCTTTAGGTGTTTTTGAGACTGTTTTACTAGGGTTGGATAAAGTAGCAAGACTTGTTGGTGACGGTTTAAATTATCTAAAGGAATCAGGCATTACGTTAGGTGACGTTTTTAGAAACTTAGCAGGACCAATAACGTCCTTAATCATTATCCTAGGTGGTTTCGCTGGTCCAATTGGTTGGATTTTATCCGCACTAACTTTCCTTGTCACAAGGACTAATTTAGTCAGTGACTCTATTAAGGCATTTAAAGGTGAAATGGAGTTTTCAGAGGTAATAAGGAACGTAGGAGATATGACTGCTTCCTTCGTTACAAACTTGGCAGAAATGATTACAAAAGCGGTAGAGGTAGGGTCAGACTTAGTTGTTAAATTAATCGAGGGGATATCTAAACAAATACCTAATATTACAAAAGTAGCGGTTAAGATAGTTACTACATTGATAGAAGGACTTGTAAAAGGTATTACTACGATAGCTGACACAGCATCGGTTGTAATCCCTACTGTAGTTGACGCTATCCTAGAATCAATCCCGTTGCTAATTGACCTTGGAATAGTGATTATCAATAGTTTAGTGGAGGCTATTATAAACGCATTACCGGTGTTAATAGACGCAGCACTAGCTATAGTAACTACGCTGGTAGATAGTATTGTTGTCGTACTGCCTATGATTTTGGAGATCGGACTCTTAATTATTAGCACCTTGATAGACGCTGTTTTAACAGCACTTCCGGCTTTATTTGAAATAGGTCTGACTATTATCATAACGCTTGTCAATGCTATTGCCGAAAGCCTTCCGGTATTAGTGGAGACTGGTTTTACAATTTTAACTACATTAATACAGGGATTAATCGAAGCTTTACCTAATATACTCGAAGCGGCTATTTTACTAATAACTACGCTAGTAAATGCATTAATAGAGTTAATACCTGCCATCATTGACGCTGGCATACAGATCGTCTTAGCACTAGTTGACGGCATTATCCAAATTCTCCCAGCTTTAATAGACGCAGCACTGCAAATTATCCTTGCGTTGGTTACGGCACTGATCGATAACCTTCCGAAAATAATTGACGCAGGAATCGAAATTTTACTCGCACTAGTAGACGGTATCATCGACATGCTTCCGGCTTTAATAGATGCAGCATTGACGTTGATTATTGAGTTAGCGGCTGCGTTAATCGACAACCTACCGAAAATAATTGACGCAGGAGTCGAGATTTTATTTGCGTTAATCGACGGAATTATGGACGTGTTGCCAAAGTTAGTAGAAGCGGCTTATACGTTGGTTGTCGAGTTAGTCGGCGCTTTACTCGAAAAACTACCGGACTTGTTTGACGCAGGGGTTGATTTACTCAATGAGTTTATTGACGGATTACTGGATGATCTCGGAGACGTTGCAGACGCGGCGGTAAAAATTGGCGATGAGATTATTAGCAATCTACCTGTTGTTGGCGATTTATACGATCTCGGAAAGAACTTAATTGCCGGGCTTAACGATGGTATGGAGAGTATGCAGAGGAAAACGGAGGAAAAAGCCTTAGAAATTGGACTGTTAATCGATAAAACGCTTAAAAAATTCCACAAAATGAGATCCCCGTCCCGTAAAATGCGTGATGAAGTCGGAGCTATGCTCGGTAAAGGTATAATCGTTGGAATGGACGCAGAAATGACGAACATCCAACGTGCAGCTCAGCGCATGGCAGAAGCAGCCACGCCTGAGCAACCGAAACTAGCCGGCTTTGACACGTCAAACCTACGCAATTACACACGCCAAGCTACGTCGCGATTACAAGCGGAAATGCAAGCGTCTGGCACGTTTGAGGCTGATCGGGAGCAACACGTGCTGCTTGCGGAGATTCGCGATGAGTTACGCAGGCAGAAGCAAATGATTATCAAGTTAAACGAGAGGGAAGTTGGCAGAGCGATTGAACCGACAGTTACCAATATGCAAAAACGTAAAAATTATACAAAATCACAAATGAAGTTGTAAAAGATGGAGTGACTTACATTGATCGAAAGTCCAGAAAATATGATGTTTAACGGAGTCAACCTCGCGGAGTCCTTTACGGATTCCGTGAAAGGTACATATTTTATCGTAAATAACGTGGACGGACGTGGAGTCTTGGGGAAGGAAGTTGTTACAGTAAGAACCCCTAAGATGGACGGTGCTTACGAATCGTTAAAATACACACCGACCCGCACACTGTCCGTCTCTATCTCAATGAAGGGCGAGTCATTCGCTGATTTACGTAAAAAAATTGATCGACTTAGTTCGATTTTAGTTACGAAAAAACCTGCACCTATCAAGTTTTCTGACGAATCAGACGTTACATACTACGGCAGTTTAAGCGAGGTCGAACACAAATTAGAAGTTTCTTGTATCTATCAAGCTGTGTTTAATTTCTTATGCTCAGACCCTTACAAATACGGACAATCGCACAAAACCATAGCTTTAAAGAAATATACCTGGGAAGAATACGCAGGGCAGACATGGAGGAATATAATTGGCTCTTACAACGCCTAATTTAAAACTAGTCAAGCCAGAGATAACGGACAAGATAGACGTTTCCATTGCTAATTTTGCGCAGAATGCAGATAAAGTCGATGCAGAAGCAAAGCGGCTGCAGGATAAAACGGCGTCTTTGCAATCTAGTTTGGATAAGACAAAGCAAGACGTATCCAACTTGCGATCAAGCTTAGATAAAACAAATAAAGATGTTACATCGTTACAAGGGTCTTTAAATACGACAAATAAATATGTAGCAACTAACAAAAGTGAGATTGCTAGTAACAAAAATAACGTTGCTAAAAACTCCAATGATATTAAACAGATCAATCAAGAGCTTGGTAAGGTACAGGCGGATATTACCGCACTAAATACCAGAGCTGGTAACCTAGATACAGCTATTAAGGCAAATAAGACTAGTATTGCTGAGTTTCAGACACGACTAGCTGCCATTGAAGCCCGTCTGACAGCACTAGAAACCCCGCCAGAAGGTGGTAAATAATGCGCTGGATTGAAATGGCTCAAACGAATGAGGTTACCGTTAAGGGTACAGCTGAAACAGCTCCATTTATTACGGCTGTTATAAAGGATGAAATTCCCTATATGCAATTAAGCTGCAGGGACGAGATATTGCGGATTCATTATAATTTTAAAAAAAATGACGTTGTAAAGGTGGATTTTGACAAGCGTAAAGTATTTATTAATGGGCGTTTGCAAATGAAAACCGTCGATCTGCTGTATGCGGATTTTTTTATGCTTCAACCGGGATATAACGAGATTAAGACGGTACCAACAATGCAATTAGAGGTTGAATATACGGAGAGGTGGTTGTAGGAGTGAAGGAAAAAATATTCGTTTTTGATAAATACGATAACTTACTAGCAATCACTGATAACTATATAAAGGCTGAATTTGAGGAGACGGTAGAAATGCCCGTCTCTTTTTTAATTGAGTTTCCCGTGGCTGACGATGATGCCAAATATCTAGTTGGCGGCAACCAAGTGGCTTTTCGTGATCTAAAAGGAGATTTTCGCCTTTTCACCATCCGTGAAGTAGATGACCAAGACGGAGAAGCAACCGAAAAGTTAGTTCACTGCATGCCAGGCATTCAGGAATTAACAGACGTGATGGTAGAGGAACGTAGACCACAGGATAAAACTGCTGCGTATGTATTGGGTTTAATCCTGGAGAATTCCCGATGGCAAGTCGGTAAGGTAGCCGACCTTGGAAAAAACTCCACTAGCTTTTATTTTAAAAATGCTTATGAATGCTTAGGGGAACTTACAGAGATTTGGGGTGGAGAAGTCGTTGACCGTGTCGAGATTAAAGGCAATAAGATTGCTGGTAGATACGTTGATATAGTGCATCGTAAGGGATCTGACACCGGGAAGCGATTCGAAATTGATAAGGATATCAAAAACATTACTAGAACCGTACTCTATTATCCAAAAACAGCTCTATACGGGAAAGGAAAATCTCTTGAAACGGAAAACGAAGGTCACACAAGAAAAATAACTTTTCGTGATGTTGTTTGGTCTAAGAAAAAAGGCGATCCAGTAGATAAGCCAAAAGGGCAGGAATGGGTAGGAGATCCAGAAGCGTTAGAAAGTCACGGCATACCTAACCACCAAACAGGCAAAATGATGCACCGTTTCGGCTTATTCGAAGACAACGAGGAAGAAGATCCGGAAAAGCTACTAGCTAAAACATGGCAAGCTGTGCAAGATGAAAAGGATCCAAAAGCACAATATGAAATGGACATTATCACATTCTACGGTATAGCTGGATATGAACATGAACAGGTATTTCTTGGTGATACAGGCATTGCTAGAGATAAAGACATTAAGCCTATGATCCTTATTGAAGCACGTATCATGTCGTGGAAATACGACATTGGTAATCCCGAAGATGGTAGTCTTGTTTTAGGTAATATCTTAGACTTAGACCCGGATGATAGTGATATTGATTGGGTTATTGACAAAGTAAAGGATAAAGAAGGAAATTGGGATGCTGGCGGTGGCCCTATTACGGATGACAAGTTTCCAGATGTAAAGCCAGATGTGCCAAAAAACTTTAAAGCAGATGGTCTGTTTAAAACAGTTATGCTGTCGTGGACATTTGAATCTACTTATGCAATAGCTGCCTATGAAATCTATGCTAGTCAAACAAATGGATTTGCGCCAGACAAGACAAATTTAATATTCCGCGGCAAAGTCGGGGGTTATAACCATAAGGTTAATACAGATGAAAAATGGTATTACCGTATTCGTGCTGTTAATACGCATGGCACAGCAAGTGAGTACTCCGAACAGGTTAGTGCTTCAACTGTGCAACTGGATTTGCCAGATATTGAGGATATTGTTCCGGATTTTATCGAATACGGGATTTATAAAGGAAATGAAGCTCCTAGTCCTAAAGATTATAAGTATTGGTTAGATACGAGTAAAGAACCTAATATCCTACGTCACTGGAATGGAGAGACATGGAAGCCACTTGCACCTACAAATGCTGATGAAATAGGTGCGGTTGACATTGCAGGTTATCAAGAACAAGTGGGGCAGATTGTGTCTGATTTAACTGATAAAGTAGATGCAGAATGGGTCAATGGAAGGCTTGTCCATAAAGCAAATAAAGATGACGTCTATACAGTTGAACAGCTAGATAATAAGTTTGATAATGTTGTTTCCAAAACAACGTACGAAACTGACAAAGACGGTATTATTAAAGATTTAGAAAGCCATGAATCTCGTATTACTCAAACGGAAACAGACATTCAAAGTAAAGTGTCTAATACGCAGTATAAACAAGATAAACAAAGCCTTGAGACGTCAATAAAAGAGAATAAGTCGTCAATCGAGCAAAATGCTGAATCGATTGCTTCCAAGGTTTCCAGTGACGAATATCGAACGGACAAAGAAGGAATTATAAGAGGCTTAGAAAGCCATGCATCTCTTATTAAGCAAAATGCTAAAAGCATTAGCAGTAAGGTTGATGCGACTTATGTTAAAGGTGAGCTGGGGAAGATTGAGGTTGGTGGAAGGAATTTTATTCTTGATAGTGCTAAATGCCCAATGTCTTTTTATAGAATATCTGGCACAAAAACTATTACGGAAAATACAACTGTTCCATCTGGTTATGTAGCTAGTTTTAAAGCTAAGACAGATAATAATGGCGAACCGAATGAAGGGGTTATTTATCTATCTATTAAGTCCAGAGCACCTAAGGCTACATCATTTGGAGAAAAATATATGTTTTCTGGATATATCAAAGGGAACAGAGAATTCAAGGTGAGAGTTTTAGGGAATAATTCTAAAATGATATCTAGAAATATGAATAAAATAACAACAAATTGGTTTAAATTTGAATGCGTATATGAGGTAACTAACGAAAAAGCAGATAACTATAATATGCACTTTTGGATTTCTGATTTTAAAAAGGATGATGAAGTTCAATTTCATTCTATAAAAATAGAAAAAGGCAATAAAGCCACAGATTGGACACCAGCGCCAGAGGATGTTGAAGCTAGAATAAATGGCATAAACGTAGGCGCTAGAAATTTATTATTAAACAGTAAGAAAAGAATTGTAAGTCCCAGAAACACAGGAGAATTAAGCGATAATTATAATTTTGAAAGATTTTGGTTATCGGACGGGAAAACAACTGAGAAAGATCAAGAATACACGTTTAGTGCAAAAATAGAAAAAACACAAGGTGAATTTGATAAAGTGTCAATATTGGAATATGACCCGGGCGGATTACCTACAATAGGTATACCGATAGATAGTAATGGTTATATTACCACTACTTTTAAAGCTGGTGGAGGCAGGAGATCTATATTAGTTTATGCAGGATTAGCAGGATCAACTAGAGGAAACGGGTTGACCGTTCACGAGGCTAAACTCGAAAAGGGTAATAAACCAACAGACTGGACACCTGCACCTGAGGACACTGATAGAAAAATCGAATCCGTTGAACACTACGCATCGGAAATTGAACAAACAGCAAAAGGTATTGAGCAAAATTTTTCAGCAATAAAAACCGACTATAAAACGTTTAAAAATACGGCGAACTCAACGTTTAAGAAACAGGCGGACTTGATAGAGGGTAAGGTGTCGGAAACGACTTATAACGCCGACATGGATAATATGACCATGCGTGTTAGCACAGCTGAATCAACTATTAAACAGCATGCTGACCGTATAGAGGCAAAAGTAAGCAAAAACGGCGTAGTATCGAGTATTAACCAATCACCTGAGCAAATTAAAATTAGCGCTGCACGAGTTTCTATTGACGGCGATTTAGTCGTTCGAAATGGAAAAGTCTACATTAAAGACGGTGTGATTACGAACAGCCTTATCGCAGGAGATGCCAAAATAGACTTTGCTAAGATAGCCAATGTAAAAGTAACCAATGCGATGATATCTAGTATTACTGCAGATAAAATTAAATCGGGTATTATAGATGCAAATAAGGTGTTAATACGTGTTAAAAACGGTACTCAGGCTATTCAGATTGATGATAAGGGTTTTAAATCTGTTGACAGCAAAGGTAAAGTGCGAATTTTTATCGGTGTGCGTGATATAGCTGGAAAAGGGCAGTCTGACCCCGCAACAATCATATTTTATGGAGGAAAAGGCGGAGCAGCAGGAAGTATTGGAAGTAATGTTAATGATGATTTAATTATTGGTTCCAAAAACGGAGCTCTACAATTCGATGTAAAGAAAAACATGCTTTATTATGCGCAGGAGCATAGGTTTGTAGCAGGAAATAACAATAAATATTGGAGGTTTTTAAACCGAAATAGCGCTGAGGGTCATCTGAATCCAATTATAGAGCCGTCTCACAGCGGTTGGGGTTATATAGGAACGAAACCAGCGCGTCTTTGGAGAATTTATGTTAATTATCTGCATTGTAATGATGTAATAAAAAATTCCACAAGAGACATGAAAGAAAATATTAATGATTTTGCACCAGAAATGGCGCAAAACATTTTCGATCAAGTAAAAATTAAATCATATCATTACAAAAATGACGATAAGCAAAGCTCTAGATGCAGGAAAAGCTATGGTCCTATCGCGGAAGAAAGTCCAAAAGAAATATTGGATGAACAAGGCGATGCTTTAGTACAAGACAACTATATAAACGTTATTGCAGGAGCACTAAAATATCAACAACAGCGTATTGACGAACTAGAAAAAATCATAAAAGGAGAATCCTAAAATGGAACAAGAAGTTAATTTGCAGTATGTAGTGAATGCATTAAGTAATCAAGTTGCGCAGTTGTCGCAAGAAAAAGCTTATCACGAGGCGATAATCGCTGCACAGCAAGAGAAAATTAATGAGTTAAAGGCAAACGCACCACAGGATGAGGAAAACGCTAAATAGGCGTATTTTTTATGTCGAAATACAGGGGGTTAAGCATGAGTGAAAAAGAACAATGGTATGACAACAAGGAATTACACGCACAAATAACATCATTATCAGGTCAAATTAGAGATTTAGGACATGAAATGCGAGAAACTCGCACAATGATTAAACAGTATAACGGACTACGTGAAAAAATAGAAGTTGTTGAGGATAAAGTAGAAAAGATTGAAGCTTTAACAGAAGGTAAAAAAACATTTGCAGAAGCTATTCGCCTATGGGGTGGATGGCTTTTTGCTTTGGTTACTTTAGCAGTATTACTTATTGATAAATTTTAAGGAGGTAATTATAAATGGAAGAAAGAGTGAAAGAATTAGAAAATAAAGTAGCAATGTTAGAAAGTGAGATTGATCAACTAAGGAAAGAGCTAAAGTTTTATGTTGATGGGGTAGTCGCGGGTATTATGAAAAATTAAATGAATTAATATAAATTACACCTCTTCTCCGATTTATAGTAGAATATTTTGGGGAGGGAGGTGTAAAAATGGATAGAAAAGAAATTGCTGACAAGATCAGACAAAGTATAATTGACAAAGATAAAGAATTAATAGTTGATACTGTCGACAAATTGACGGATAGTATAACTAGATTTTACGCTTTTGACATTGCTTTAAAGGCAGAATACTCAGAATTATCAAGGGAAGTCACATTCAACCCAAAAGGTGTTAAGTTTAATTACAAAAATACATCGTTAATAGTTTTGTTAAATCAAGAAGACTATAAAATTACAGTATCTAAGAAAACTGCAGATGACGAGACTGTATTGGATGAAATAGTTGCTAATAACGGGAAATTAACCTGTCATGACGGCGAATTCAATATTGATGAGGTAGACGATTACTTAGCAAAATGTTTTGCAACTTTATTAGATTAAATGGAAGCACTCCGAATGGAGTGCTTCTTTAATTTTACAATATAACTGTTTAAACGGCTAGTCCAATCGGGCAAGCCGTTTTTTAATTATTTTATATCAAGGAGGAATTATTGTGAAAATCAATTGGAAAGTAAGAGCAAAGAAGAAATCATTTTGGCTGGCTTTAGTTCCTGCAATTGTATTATTGATACAAATTGTAGGTAATTGGTTTGGATATGATATTGCAGCAGAATTAATTAATGCAGAAGCTGCGAAATTTATCAATGCACTTTTTGCTGTTCTAGTTATTTTGGGTATTGTTAATGATCCTACTACAAGTGGGCTAAGTGACAGTAAGCGGGCTTTGAATTATAAAAAGCCTAGAAAGGATAAACAACGTTGATTAAGGTGCTCGTATGGGCGCCTTTTTTATATAAAAATAAAGGAGAGATCAATATGGTTAAAAAAGTAGCATGGGGAGCTGGACATGGAATTCATACACCGGGTAAACGTACACCAGACGGTGAAAGAGAATGGTCATTTAACAACGTTGTGGTAACAGAAGGAATAAAGCATTTAGAAGGCAACTATGATGACGTTGAAGTTTTACGTCTGGATGACCCAACAGGAGAACGTGACGTACCATTGCAAGAGCGTACAAATAAAGCAAATGCTTGGGGCGCTGATGTTTATGTTTCAACACACCATAACGCTAATACAGGCAAATGGGGTTCTTGGACAGGTACAGAGACTTACACTTATTTAGGCAACCACCCAAGCACTGAGCAACTTGCCAGTAAAGTGCATAAACGTATCGTTAACGCTTATGGTTTAAGAGATAGAGGGTTGAAAAAGGCTGACTTTCATGTGCTTCGTGAAACAAAAATGGATGCTATCTTAACAGAAGGTGGTTACATGGATTCTACAATTGATATTAAGAAGCTGCGTGATAATGAAGTGCTAAAGAAAGCTGGACGGGCTATAGCTGATGGTATTGCTGATTTTCTTAATTTAGAGCTTAAAAAAGGTGGCTCTAAACCAAGTAAACCTGTATCTAAACCTAAACCATCTAAAAAATATAAAAGTGTTGTTGATTATCTTAAAGCCCAGGGAATGGATTCCAGCTTTAGCAACCGTAAAAAGTTAGCTGCTAAATACAGCATAAAAAACTACAGTGGTACAGCTGACCAAAATGTTAAGCTATTAAATAAATTGCAGGGTGGTTCTACCGCATCCAGCAAGCCAAAACCAAAATCCTTTAAAGTCGGTCAGAAAGTAACTGTCAAAAAATCAGCAAGTAAATTTGCTACCGGGCAATCAATCGCAAGTTTCGTCAAGGGGAATACGTATAGAGTCGCGCAAGTTAAGTCTGATCGCGTATTGCTTGATGGTATTATGTCGTGGGTTTATAAGACCGATATCTACTAA